ATGGGAAAATTCAAATTTTCTGATGAAACACTGGAACATATATTCAGCAAAGAACGTACAAGGGAAGTGCCGATTAAGTATCAGTCAATCATGGTTCATGTGATCGAGGAAGTTTTAGGAGAAACGGGTAATGCTTATGAATTTCAGTCCGTTGGGACTTATGAACAAGCCGACATATCAGACACTTGATGAAGTTGAAATTGCGAAACAGATAGAATCAATGGAAGAAAGGGAGAACAGCCATGCCGCAGCCGATTATGAATCCGAACTATTTCAATCCGCAGTATAGAACACCTATGTACGGACAGTTTATGCCACAACAGGAACAATTCCAACCACAGCAATTTATGCAACAGCCGCAACAAAATACGGTACAGATGTACGGTCGTATTGTACCGGCACAAGAATGCATAGCACCGAATGAGGTTCCTATGGATGGAAACACAGCATTTTTCCCAAAACAGGACCTGTCTGAGATCTATGCTAAATCCTGGGGAGCAGATGGAAAAATCTATACAAGGCTCTATAAGCCTGTTTTAGATGCAGACCCTAACAATTCACCGTCAGACACAGAAAAGGCGAAATTTGATCTATCAGACGAAGCCACAGCGGTATTTATGAAGCGTTTCGATGAACTGGAACAAAAGATTGAGCAGTTGAAAACTTCGCAAACGCAAAGAAAAACTCCACAATCGCAAAGAAAGGATGATGCAGAATGAATATGATGAATCCTATGCAGATGCTCAAAGGGATGGGAAATCCACAACAAATAATTCAAGGGATTATGGGAAATAGTCAGATGATGCAAAACCCCATGATTAGAAATGTAATGGGAATGGCGCAAAAAGGTGACATATCAGGTGTTGAAAATTTTGGCAGAAATATTGCTAAGGAACGTGGCGTAGATTTTGATTCTGAATTCGAAAAATTCAAGCGTCAATTTCCTATGAAGTAGATACTAAATTCTTGCAAGATTAAGTATAAAAAATCTTATATGGAGGTAAAAATTATGTTTGAGAGTAACAATACTCCCTTTACCATGCCTGTTATGCCTGCCAACAGCGGATATGGAAACAACGGTGCATGGGGTGACGATGGTGCATGGTGGATTATTATTTTCGTCCTTTTCTTCGCTTTTGGAGGTTGGGGCGGTAATGGATGGGGCGGTAATGGCTCTAATTCCAGTTACTACACCGATTCTGCATTGCAAAGAGGGTTCGACACCCAGTCTATCATCGGTAAACTGGACGGAATCAACAACGGTCTGTGTGACGGATTCTACGCTGTAAACAACGGTATGCTTACCGGATTTAATGGCGTAAATACCAACATTTTACAGACTGGCTATGGCATCCAACAGGCTATCAATGCAGACACCGTAGCAGGAATGCAGAATGCTAACGCTTTACAAGCACAGTTAGCACAGTGCTGCTGCGATACCAGTGAAGCTATCCAGGGTGTAAACTACAATATGGCAACGAATACTTGCGCATTGCAGAACACCATGAATAACAACACTCGTGATATTATCGACAGTCAGAATGCCGGTACAAGAGCAATCCTTGACTACTTATGTCAGGATAAGATCGCTACTCTGCAGGCAGAGAACAACGATCTGCGCAGAGCCGCTTCTCAGGATCGTCAGAATGCTCTTCTGACTACTGCCATGAGTGCACAGACACAGCAGATCATTAACGCTGTGAATCCTGCGCCCATCCCGGCATACCAGGTTCCCAACCCTAATGTATATTACGGATGCGGATGTGGTTGCAACACTGGTTGCGGATGCTAAAACTGCATATCGAGTAACTTAACCTTAAGGTTATGTCTGCTATGCAGAATTACTGACAACATGGGGCAGACTATATGGTTTGCCCCTTTGATTTTGAAAGAGAGGTATTTATTATGGCTGAATATACAGCAGTAGCATTACAGACTGTGGCAGCAGGAGCGGACGTTGCTTTTACTGAAACTGCCGTAAATGGAAGTAACTGTATCAATCATAGAGAGGGATCCGGAATTGTGAAGTTAAGAGGTATCACTAATCAGTGTCGTGCAAGATTCCTTGTAAGTTATTCCGGTAACATTCAGATTCCCACTGGTGGAACTGTTGGGGAAATTTCCCTTGCACTGGCGGTAGACGGGGAACCTTTACAGTCCACAAGAATGATTGTAACTCCGGCAGCAGTAGAGAATTTCTTCAATGTATCTGCGCAGGCTTACATTGATGTTCCTCGTGGATGCTGCAGTACGGTAGCCGTTCAGAACACTTCTACGCAAGCTATTGAAGTGCAGAACAGCAATTTGATTGCCGTTCGTGAAGCGTAGGAGGTGAAAAATCATGGATGTTAAGAGAATGCATGAAATGATTGAAAAACTTTCTGAATGCGCTAAAGCGCAGTTTGACAAAGGAATTGACAAAGTAGATACTTGCGAAATGGGAAAAGTCGTTGATATGATGAAAGATTTGTCAGAAGCCATGTACTACCGTGAGCTGACAAAAACCATGCAGGAATATGATCCGGAAGAAGTCGTGGAAATGTTTGATCGTTACGGTGACGGTGGCAGACGGTACTATGACCATTACCGCTATGCTGACGGCAGATTTGCACCTAAAGGTCGTGGAACCTACCGCAGAGGTTATGAAGAGCCACCCTATTACCACATGACCCCGGAAATGTATCACCGTGACATGGACAGAGACATGGGGCGTATGTACTACACTGAAACTTCTTCATCCGGTATGCGTGATGCAAGAGAGGGAAGAAGTGGAATGAGCCGCAGAACCTACATGGAAAATAAGGAACTGCATAAGGCGAATACACAGCAGGACAAAGAAGCTAAAGTCCGTGACCTGAACACCTACATGACCGAACTTGCAAACGACATGACGGAGATCATCAACGATGCAACACCGGAAGAAAAGACGGTACTGCGAAACAAGCTGTCTGCACTGGTAACAAAAATCGGTTAAAACACTTAAGGGGCTTATTTAGCCCCTTTTATGTTGGAGGTGGTAAGTTGTTCACGATAAATGGAATAGAGTGGAATTTAAGCCGTGTACGCAGTCACAGTCCTATGCTGATGCGTTCTGACGGTACATATACGTTTGGCATGACTGATAGAAACACAAGAGATATTTACATATCAAATATGATTCACGGTAATTTCTATGATCGTGTGCTGTGCCATGAATTGTGCCATGCGTTCTGCCTATCCTACAATTTGACTATGGATATTCAGACGGAAGAGATTGTTGCCGACTTTTTGGCTACCTACGGAAGAGAAGTGTTTGCTGTGGCTGATGAAATTATCAAAAATTACATAAGAATGCTTGCGTAAATTTTTCTTAAATGCTACAATGTAGGTGTCTAGATTATAATTTATACCAGCTGAGAAGTAGCAATACTTTTCAGTAAAAGCGCATCAGACATGTATTTTAAAAAGAAGAGTGTCCTTGTCGTGGAGGACATTCTTTTTTGTTTGTTTAAAAATAAGAGCACCCTTTCGGATGCCCTTAAAATTACTCTATATATAATGGCATAAATTCACATTTGTTGTAACCTCTCCATGAATTTGTGCTGTATCCTATTATTTTCCCATAAACAGTTATTTTTTCACCACCGGAATAATCTGTTGCGTTTAATTCATAATCATTAGAAAATAGTACATTGATTTGCTCTCCCATATAGCTTTCAGTACCTTCTCTCAAAACACAGCATTTTAAGAAATTCCTTTGTAAATTGTATTCTCCAAACATTTCTTGAATATAATCATAATACATATCTTTTGCTCTTAATTCATAAAGTTCTGACACAAAAAGATTTAGTTTTACATCTTTTCCCTCTAAATCATCTTTGGAAAAAAATATATCATCATAGAATAATTCGACACATGATTCCTTATATTCCTCTTCTGATAAAACATTTTCCTCCTCATATTCTCCATAATTTTCATTTTCCATTACATTACTTTCTGATTGCACAACCGTAGGATCTGTTTTAGAATCTATTTCTTGATTTGTATTTTCTCTTTGATAAGTAGGATAGTTTTCAACTGATTCATCTGGTAATTCAATAGTTTGACTTTCTGTTTCTATTACAGACTCTATACTTACATTATTTGAAACATTTTGGTTTTCCTCATTTTGACCACCTAAAAAATAAACAAAAATTACAATTACAGAAAAAATAATTGAAAACCATGAACCGCTGTGATTTTTATTATTTTTATCACCTTTAACAATGTCAATAATGGCTAAAATAATTGCTACTGGAATTGTAAGACCAATAAGAGTGAACACAACAGATAGTATGCTTAATGTGCTTTGCTTTTTCTTTTTCTGATTTTGTTTTTCCACAATATCAATGTCAAATTTAGACATACAAGCATCACAATAACCTATTCTGTGATATACCGGCAATCCTTTTTCATCCGTACCCACCTGTTCTGGAACAACTCTCATTTCTTTACCACATTTGTAGCAATTCATAATATTTCCCCCTATAGGTTTTATTAAAAATCTCATTTTTTGAGACTTTTTTCGTAAAAAATTTTAATGTGTTTCTTTTGATACCCCCGTAGGTCTGTATTTTCAACCGAAAATCTCGTTTTCAGAGGTTTTTGAAAGAAAAATTTTTCTACAATTTTCGTGCTAAAAATTTTCAATCCCCCCGGGGTAGCACTTTTCAAGCTGAAAAATCCGTTTTCAGAGTTTTTTCGCAGATTTTTTCAGACCGATTCAAGGTGCGGAACACCTGTTCACTTCTGCGGTGCGAGTCCTGGACCTGTCACACGGTCACCGTGTCGCAGCTTTCGCAAGGTCTCCGACTGCAGAAAGCATGGAATCATACGCAGACCGCAACAGCTCTGCAGATTCCGGAGACATACCACCGGCGGCACTCTCAACCTTTATGACGGTTTCCAGCCGTTCCCCGGCATCCGCTACGCTTTCCATAATGTCATATACATGACCGATTCCCACTTTTCGCATTTTGTATAATCCCCCTTGTAATATTTGATTTTACACCAAGACAGCGCAATCCGTCAATATATCCTGGTCCGGTGGAAGAGTAACACAAATAGACCGCCAGGCGGCATCAGATCCCACTGAACACGACAAAAAGACGGTTGTAAGCCGTCTTTTATCTGTTTTCAAGTTCAAAAATTGCCCACCGCAGGGCGGCGGCTGTCTCTGTGTCGTGTTCTCGTTCCGCACACTCTAACAGCTTGTAAAGTCTTTCAAGGTTCTTTTCTTTCATCCTGGCAACCTCCTATTTTTAATTTTTGGGTAAATTTCACCCATAAAACCGCCGCCGGTAGTGATCCGGCGGGCATCCTCTGCGGCGGCTATTGTTCGATGATTTCAAAGCATTTTTGTATTTCTTCCAGGCTATGACAGCATTCCCCGCCGGGATAGCGATATATAGCCATATAATCTCCACCGCCTAAAGGTTGCATATCTTTCAAATACGCTCTAAAACCTCCGTTCCCTTTTATGATATTTGGGTATCCATCTTTTCGCATTTTTTCAATTCTTGTCATGTTCCTATTCCTCCATATTTTCAATTTTTCCCGTTTCCGGGTAAAGGCAAGCCGGGGAATCGAACCCCGGTGTAAGCCTGTCTTACTTGCTTAATATTCAATTTTTAATTGCGCAGAACCTTTATATAAAAAAGCTGTTTTTCCGTGTAGGTCGCTACAAGTCCAACCACCAGAAATATAATCATTTATAAGGCTTTCAAAATGCTGATAATTTGCACATTTAATATATATCATTGTTTCAGTCCTCCAATTCTATGTAGTATCTGACGATGTACACATATTAAAAGTAAAAATAAAATTTTTCTCCGGTTGCGTTCCATTCTTTGTCTAAGATTTCCATTTTGTATAATTGGCCATTGTTACCGTAAGTGCCAGTAGAATAGAAAAGCTGTGTTGCGCTACATCCTTTAGATTCCGGATACGCTTTTTTTATTTCTGCGATGATGTTGTTAATTCTATCATCATTAGCACCGCACAAATAAGAGCCGGACGGAACATCTTTTAAGCAGCTGATAAAATGGATTGCATTCTCAAATTGGTAGCAGTTTCCGTCTAACTTGATACCGTCTAAACGCTGACCCTCTGCCAGAAGATTTTTCCGTGAAATTCTTTTACTCATATTGTTTTTACCTTTTCACCCGTGTTATAATTTGGGTGCCTTTCTTTTTGGGTGCCGCTCGGGTGATCTTGGTAGGATGCCGGGCGGCTTTTGTTTTCTGCTGTTAATGCTATTATATATTGAGTAATTGCATAAGTCAATATAAATTGAGTAATATTTTACAAAATAGCATATTGCACAATTAAACAATAAATATATTGAGTAATTTATACAAAAAGAATGTTGTATATTGATAAATTAAATTGAGTATACTATAATAAGTAAAAAGGAGGTACACAAAATGGAATTATTGGAAGCAAAAAGAAAATTAGAACAGCGTTATAATAAGCAAAACGAGTACAACAAATCTAAATATGATCGGGTATCTGTCATGCTACCAAATGGATATAGGGACCAGGTGAGAGCAGCAGCAGAAAAGGACGGCTTAAGCCTAAACGCTTATATATTAGAGGCAATAAAAGCAAAAATGAAAAATATTGAGTAATTTATAAAAATGTATTGACATAATAAATTGAGTAATGTATAATACAATTACAAACGAACGAAAGGAGCGAACGACATGAAAGGAACGCCGGAGCAGATCACAGCAAAGAAAGCCGCCCGGATCCGTTCAAACGTCCGGCAGTTCTTCCGGTACTACCGGAATCAACTGGAGCAGACGGGAAAGCCGGCTTTAAAAGAATTTAACCGGGCAGAACTCCAAGCACTGGAGACGGTGCAAGCGGAAACACTCCAAGCACTGGACAACATGACAGATTTGGAGTTATTGACCAGCAAAACCGCATACGGTGACAGGGCGTTAATTGACCGGATCACAGCGAGAGCGGAACGGATCAGAAGAACAAGTAAACAAATAGCTTAAAAAAGAAAGGTTAAAAGGTGGAGAATATGAGAAAGACAGTCGTAAATGAGTATGGAGTAAACGTTGATTATGATTTGGCGGTATCCATGATGGATGATGATTTGCGAGAGGAGATACACGGAGATCTTGCACCGTGCACAGATCAGCAATTTTTTGATGAGTATGTAAAACGACACGAGCAAAAATTCAACGAGGTTTGGGAGCTGGCAAAAGAAAACCCGTGCTATTAAATATTCAGCGGAGCGCAAAGGCTCCGCTTTTTTGCATTGGAGTAAAAAAATGAAAGATAATGTACTACCGAGAATTTGTAAAACGTGCGGAATTAGCTTTTTTGGTGGCCCGAGGGCGTTTTACTGTCCTGAATGCAGACAGGAACGAAAAAAAGAACAAAGCAAAAGATATAAAGAGCGCAACAAGAATGGATCTACAACTCCGCTTGGGTCTATTATACAGTGCGAGTCTTGCGGATGCGATATAATTAAGCGCAGCGGCTTGCAAAGATTTTGCAAGCAATGTGCTAAAAAGCATTTAAAAATAATTGATAATAAACAGTCTTTAGTCTGGAATAAAAATAATCAAGTAAAAGTAAAAAAATCAAAAAAATTATACAACGATAAAAAGCAAGCAACCGGAATACATAAAAATAGCGGCATCCCTGGTGTCAATTGGGACACTGTAAAAAATAAATGGATTGCTTGCGTATCTGTTAATCACAGACAAATTAAGATTGTGACCACATCAAACATAAATGTTGCAAAATCGGCAAGAGAGGATGCACAAAAAGCAAAAGAATCCGGACTATTAACAGATGATTTTATAAACATATTAAAATCAAAATATCGTAATCTATAAGCAGGTGTAACAGCCTGCTTTTCTTGATCTATTTTCACTGCGACATTTTAACGTGCTAAATTTTGTAGACAAATTGTAGACATTTTGTAGACGCAGATTAAATAAAAGGAGATTAGATAAAATAAAGGTTAGATAAAATAAAAATAAATAAATGCAGAAAGACAATGATATACCAAGTATATATAAATACTAGAGCTGTCCGGCTGCCACCACACACCCATCTGCAAAAATTACCTGTCTGTCTGTTAAAAAATCCTATTTGCCAAATTTACACGGATGATTTTTTTTAAACACATGTTTTTTATTTGCGCAGGATCACCGGCAGACATATCACAGTAACAAATTGTCAAATGCGTAAAAGGTTGTTGTAGATTTATAAATAGGTCTTATGGTATGATAAAAGCAGTTAGGGAGCCGACGTTAACACGGTGCGAGTGACAGCGGTACAAATACAACCCCCTTTGGATATGCAGCCGCCCAGATTGTAACCAAGACCACCGGAGCCGACAGACCGGAAACGACAAGAAGTCACTAGCTTGTCACTTTTGTAAATTTATGTTTTTGCCTGATCTGTGGAGGAGATCAAAAGACATAGGTTTATTGAGTGATGCTTGTGATTTTTTTATTGCAGATTTTTAGGAGGTGCAGCACATGGAAAAAGTCGAAAATACAGAAACATCACAAGTATATGAAAATGACATGGAATTATACCTTTCCCAGTTCTGCAAGGATCAGAAAATCGAAGATATTAGGAAAGAGTCTCAAAGCGTTTGGAATGCTGCTCTTATGTATATCAAACGCCATGCATTTAATGAGCCGGATTGTCTTAAATCTAAAGAGATGCATAATATAGATGGGTTTATGGGTGGTTATAGTAATTATAATGCTTATGACTATACGTTAATTAATCGTATATGTGATTATTATATATATATGTGCATGATGTATGACAAAGAGGTATCAGCTATCGGATTTAGTTTATTAACAGGTATAGACAGATATACTATAGCTACTTGGAGAGATGAGGGAACTAAATCAAGTCCATTAAGTTCTGACATTGGCAAAAAGATATCGGATTTCCGCGAAGAATCTTTAAGCGCAAAACTTGCCACGGCAAAGCGTAACCCTGTTGGGATCCTGGCAATCCTAAACCGCCATTACGGATGGAACCTTCCGGGAGTATCGAGAGAGCAGCAGAACCACAAGCAAGCGTTAACTGCTTCGGATTTGCCACAGTTAGGCGTTGCAAATGGACAAAATACATCAATGTTGACCGATTCCGGAACGTATGACGATAGCAACATAGATGCAAATGAGTAGCAACAACAGCGGAAACGTGCGGAAATATGGGATAGTTAAGGACGTGTCAATAAAGACTGCGCGAAGCACGAATTTTGCGCATAGTTGAAATATGTTGGTGATGATGGGGGAGGGGGTTTATAGAAATTCGGAAACCCGCCCTATTAAGTACAGTAAACTACCCAAAAAATAAAAAGGCTTCGACAGGAGGTGATACTAACATGGAGTTATCTTACACACAAAACAAATTGCAATTTAACAGACCGTCATTTAAGGACGAACTTAAAGATAAGCTTGAAACAGTTTGCTGTAACTGTGGAAGTAATTTGGATGTAGAGTATCACCATGTAGTTCCTTTGGCATTGGGAGGAACAAACAATATAGGGAACATTGTACCTCTTTGCCATGTTTGCCATCAAATTGCACATGGATCATTAAACATAAGGGTCATAAAAAGAGCGGAGAAAACAGGAAGACCTAAAATGTTGCCGGTATCAAACTATTTAGAAATTTTAGAGGAGTACAAAACTGGAAAGATAGGCAAGAAAGAATGTGAGCAAAAACTAAACATTTCCGGTGGAAACAAGCTATCTGACAAGTGGTACTACAAAGAATACCTGAGAGACAATCACATCAAGGTTATAAAGAACCGAGTAGATATGCTTAGTATTCCAAAGTGCCAGAAAGTGGATCATTCTGCAGAACCGATTGCAAGAGTTATTTATGATGACGGACGGGAAGAAAAGTTTTACAGAGAATGTGGATGATTTTTAAAAAATTCTCAAAAATAAAAAAGCCTTTTAGGAGGTACAGCACATGATTTTCATTTACATAGTTTTAGCATGGATACTGGTTCAATTGCATGCTCCTGCATGGGTATATATCCTGTTCATCATCGGAGTATTTTTAAGAGCAGTAGTCACTGGTAGAGATTAAGCGTATGCAGATATTTGGGAAAGAGATAAAAGACGAATGTTCAAAATGCGGTGAAGTCCTGCAATGTGAGTTGTTTCTGCAAGGTCACGGAATCAAGAGAGACCGTGAGAACGTTACAGAAATGGTTAGCTGTCAGATGAAGCACCAAAAGAGCAGACTTGATAAAGAGCCTAAAGAAGATTTGCCAGTTAAGGAGAAATGTGAATTGCCACCGGAGATTAAAGAGATCTACACAGAAGTTTGGAAAATTCATAAAGAGTGTGCTAATCCGAAAACGGATGATGACTGGTCGTATCTTATCCGGCAGGGCAATCTGCTGATTAAAATGCATAACAATAGCCAGTTTGCTAAAGCACTGGTAATGGCAATGATCGATGAAATTGAAGGAAGGACGAAGAAAAAATGCTTGGATTCATGATTTTAAAAATAATGACAACGTTGGTATTGACAGTTTTAGCAATATCTGCTTTATGGTATGCTCCAAAACAGAAAACAGCATCAGACGGAGTTATTTTATTTGCGTTCGCAATGTTCCTTGCATTTGGAATAACTTTCGCGTGGGTATAGCCTATGTGGTTACCGGAGATTATGCGAATTATCCCATATCACAATTTTGAATGGGTTAAATTCATAAAGCCATTGTTATTGCCGAATATCCGGTGTTGTGTTGGCATTGGATATGTGGCAGAGAAATCAAGGCATCAAGAGTGTATGTAGCCTGTGTGTGGGAAACGAAAAATGGAATAATGCGTTTGACAACACAAAGTTTTTCAAAGTACCGTACACAGGCGTGACAATTTTTTTTAGATAAAGATAGGGTGTTTCACAAAAATAATCCGGGAGCAGATGGTCTCTCTCCCGGAGTTTAGGGCTATCGCCAAGCGGTAAGGCACAGCACTTTGACTGCTGCATTCCCAGGTCCGAATCCTGGTAGTCCTGTTTCGCAGATGTTTTCTTCTTTCGGTCTTTGTCATCTGCGAATATTCCATCTACATGGAATGCTCCTTTCACCTCATAGCGGAATGCTGTTAAGAGCCGTCACAAGGCTCGTGAGGGTTTAACCGGTTTATGACAGCCCGGTTTTTGCAGAATACCGTTGTGGGTTTAATCTGCATCTGTTTTGTACCATACAACAGTTTAGAAGAGTATGTGGCTCAACAGAGATACTGCAACGCCCTTGCAGACACAAAATGGGCGTAGGTGGTGGCAGAATGGTATTGCAGGCAAAGAAGCCGATCAGTAAGAGTATTGCCGAGTGACAGGCGGACGATCACCCGTAGCCAGCAACAACACCTTTTCAGAAACTGATTTTGTGAGGTTCAAATCCTCACCCACCTATATTCCACGTAACCGCTTGAAGCCTTGCAACTATATAGCGGTGAAAACTTTATCTGCGGTGATAAGACGATACCGTGATTGAAATAGTCGGTAGGTAGCAGATAGATATGCCAGAAGTTCATCTGTGGTTATACGGCACAGGTTTTGGGGAAATATGCATAGTGGCGATTGCAGCGGTCTGTAAAACCGTGACATTAGAAACATCGAAGGTTCGACTCCTTCTTTCCCCACGATGTCGGATCGCAACCAACTAGCAGGTAACTGGCGGATGCCCTGCGAAAATAAAAATAGCCATAAGTGTTGCGCTGCGTCAGCGCCTTAAATGTAGGCATACAGCTTATGGAAACGCACATTGGGATGTAGCGCAAATGGAAAGAGCAGTGTCCTTCTAAGGCATAGGCTGTGGGTTCGAGCCCCATCATCCCAACTTTATCTTTATCTCCACTTAGTCTGGCACTACTGCAATAGTTCAGGTCGATGGGAGATGTATGGATAGTAGTTGCTCATTATCGGTCAACGAAAAACACTTCTGCGAGTAGAATTTGCAGATTCAAAAGTAGTCGTACCTTGTTTGCGTCGGGTGGGTTCAACTCCCACGGCAACTATTCCCTAGCTAAAACGTAAGCCACATATGTTTAGCGAAAAACCAAGCCTATGAAGTAGAGAACAGACAAGACTGTGAGATTGTGGATAGTCAGTGACAAGTAGGCGGTGCACATTTGGTTATGGCTTGCGCAAGCCATAAAAGGTTTTACGGTGCGATTTCCATGCATAGCTCCAGTGGAAGAGCGGCATCCGCATAGGATGTGTGTCGGCGGTTCGATTCCGTCTGCATGGGTTACGGAGGAATTTTACATGAATGGATTTCACCTTATTCTTCAAGATTGTTGTCAGTATTGTAAAGATTTTGAACCGAAACTGATACAAATGAATATAACAACAGTGTCTGACAAAAGCGAAAAATACTTAAACAACATTACTTGCGAAAATCTTGATAAATGTGAACGGTTAATGGAGAGGTTGAAAAATAAGCATGTGTAAATTTTGTGAAAACTGGCATGACGAAAATACAATCTGCGGAGCAGACATTAAAATTTATAAATGTGCGAATGAAACAAATTTGACAGAAGCACAGATTTTGAAAAATGTCAGAGACAATAAACCTGGTATTGTTATTTTTGCAAATGCAGCAACTATGGGATATTTTAAAATTGAGTTTTGCCCCATGTGCGGCAGAAAGTTGTTGGAGTAATGAATCTTGCAGAAGCAAAAGAAAAGTTTTATCCAGAATACAAATACGCACTTGTTAATGTCAAAAGCAACAAACCACATTCACTTTATGTTGATAGAAAAACAGCCGAAGAAGAAAGATGTGATTTATGGAAATGTTATGGTACTGTGCTAATTGTTATTGATTTGTCAGAGGTGGAAGAATGAGCATGACAGCAGTAATTGAAAATATAGAACGTGATGTGTTTCGACAGGTCACACCTAAAAACATCGGGAATATTGAAAATGTAAAAATTGAATGTACAACACTGGGAGAAGACCCGATTGTAGTGGCAGATACAAAGGAAGACGAGGAAGCTTTGAAAAAATGTTTTTATGTAAAACTGTCCGAACATCGTTGTAGCAAATGCAACCGCCTGTTAGGTAAATTCAACGGACAGGCTGAAATCAAATGTCCAAAGTGTGGGAAAATCAATATAATCGGAGTAGAACGATGAAATTTTGTTTCGGAGATATTGTTGTTGTCGAGGAAAATCAGATAGGTGTTGTGGTTAAAAGCTGGTGTAAATCACTCTTAGGAGCAGAAGCAAGCCATGATGTGTATGTGAGAACGACAGGACAGATTGTAAATTACCAGGAATCGCAGATACAGAGGTATATGGTACGCCATAAATATCTTGATGAACAGGAAGTCGAGTGGAACAATAATGCCGTATATGGCAGATAAATATAGCATTTCAGAGCACCAGTCGTAGAGTGCCTACGCAGAGAGCCAAATTTCCAAAATTTTAGGGAAGGAGGCTCTTTTATATTGGCAAGTCAGAGCCTTATATCGGCAGTAAACAGCTATGACAATTACATACAGCGCAAAGGGATTGATGAACAGGTCATTGATGCGTATATAGAAGCCTGCAGAGTGGCTATAAACGGTGAAAAAGATATAACTTATGGCTTACAGATAACAAACCGTTCTAAAGGCATTGTAGAGCGTTTCTGCATGGATAGGACAGGCGGTAGAATACTTGACCTTGAAAAATACAGCCAACAACATGAAGAAAAATACAGCCTTGTTGATGACTATTACAAAATTCTTCTGATTGAAGCACATTACCAATTTGAAAGTTTCATGCTATACATGGAAAAGAATAGACCGGTAGAAGAGAGATTTTATCAGCCGAGAATAAATCCATTACGGCAGGTAGCACAGCTTATTCAAGATCTGTACGATGATGTGCTGGACGAAGGAATGGTGTTTTGCCCCGGACGTATCGGAAAGACACAAATAGTCAAAATGGGAAATCTGTGGTTTGGTTCTAACAGACCAGAGCGATCTAATCTGTATTCGGCATATTCAGACAAAATTACTGGTGGTTACTATGACGGTATCATAGAAATGATTACGGACCCGACATACACGTATGCTGAAATATATCCAAACATAGTAGAGAAAAAGTTGGTTACTGACGGAAAAGATTTGACAGTAGACCTTATACGTAAAAAAACATACCCAACATTTACAATGCGAAGCATTTACGGAACATTGAATGGTGCTTGTGACTGTGACGGGCTTGGAGTTTATGATGACTTATTCAGCGGTATTGATGAAGCATTGAGTGAAGACAGACAAAATACTGTATGGGGAAAATTCGACAACAACTTTATGCCGAGAATTAAGCCGGGAAAAGCTAAATTATTGGGAATTGGCACACGTTGGGCGAAAAAAGACGTTCAAGGTAGACGGTTAGACCTATTACAAAATGATCCTGAATACAAAGGCATACGGCACAGAGAGGTTATTATTCCTGCCCTAAATGAAAACGGAGAAAGCAATTTTGATTATCCGTATCATTTGGGATATACAACTCTTGATTACAAAAGACGTATGGCATCTTTTGAGAACAACGACGATATGGCATCATGGTTTGCACAGTATCAGCAGGAGCCTATTGAAAGAAAAGGTCAGATGTTCAATGTCGATATGATGAATTTCTTTAAACCGGAAGAACTTGAAGGAATAAGGCCTGATAGGATATTTGCAGCTAATGACCCTGCTTATGGTGGCGGTGATTTTGTATCAATGCCTATCTGCTATGAGATTGACGGAGAACATTATATCATTGATGTTGTATACAATGACGGTGATAAGGAAATTACCATACCGGAAGTTACTTCACGAATGGAAAGACATTTAGATAAATTTAATAATAAGACAGCAGAAGTCCATTTTGAGGAAACAAAGACAACATCGGCATACCGTACAGAATGTGAAAAAATATGGGAAAAAGACGGATACCCTATTAACACAAGTCATGATCCGGCAGACAATCAGACTGCAAAAATGGATAGAATCAAAAACCATGCTCCAGACATACGGAAACTTCATTTTGTGAATATGAAATATCAAACAAAAGAGTACAGAAAGTATTTTCAAAATATTTTGTCTGCTACTTTTGAGGGGAAAATGAAGCATGATGACGGGATAGATTCTACGGCACAACTATGTGACATGATTTACGGAAATAAAAGAATGGCAAGAGCAGAAGCAATTCAAAACCCATTCTCTTTCGGACGGAGGTATTGATTATGGTGACTAAAGATGTTTTGTCTCAATACATAGATTTGCAAGAAGAAATAAAAGAAGTACAGCAGAAGATTAAAAAACTTGAATCTGATATCAGAAAAATTGAATCGGATGGGAATGTTGTTGACAGTGTATCAGGTGGATGCGGCGGCACTGAACATTTTCGTATTGAAGGATTCCCTTATCCAGAGTACAGCAGAAAACGGACACTGCTTTATTCCAGAAAGGCTACTTTACAGCTTTTAGAGGACGATTTACTGCAAAAAAATAATGAAGTCGAAGAATTTATTGCAAGCGTTCAGGACAGTCGTATAAGACGGATCATCAATTTACGTTTTGTTGAAAAATTATCATGGAACAAGGTTGCTGATAGAATCGGTGGTGGAAACACAGAGGATAGCGTAAGAAAAGCATTCGATCGTTACATGGCAAATTAAACTTGTCCGATATGTCCGATTTTTCCGTGATACTATTAAGATGCAGAAAGATTCCAAGATATTTTTCATTTCCTCCTCAGATCATGTGAAGACTACAGAAGTACCGCTCTTATCAGCAAGGGCGGTATTTTTGTGCGCAGAAAAGAGGTATTTATGATTTTTAATCAAAAAATTAGAGTGTACTGTCCGGAATGCGGACGGTTGGTCGGTGAATGCAGTTCAAAATCACACATCGACAAGACATATAAATGCCGGAATTGCAATAAGATGGTTGTTTACCATACGGAAACCGGAGAACGTGAGATCAAGAAACTTCCAAAAAGAGACCAAAGCAGCGGAATGACATTTATGTAGGTGAAAATATGAACACTATGAAATTTCAAGACCTTGTAAAGGGTTGTCACGGTAGAAAAATTGCATATACGGATGTGGAGCAGATAACCGAAGACAACATTGTAAAGGTTATCGGTGATTGCATCGGTGTTTTTTATTACAATAAGCCAGTTATCAAGTACTTGTGGGAGTACTACAAAGGAGACCAGCCGGTACTATACAGAACAAAGATTTCAAATGAGGATATCACCAATCGAGTAGTAGAGAACCATTCTTTTGAATGGGTGCAATTCAAGGTCGCTCAGACTTACGGAGAGCCTATTCAGTTTGTCAGCAGAAAAGATGATGAAGCTGTAAATAAGGCAGTAGATGAACTAAATGATTACTTAGCAGATGCAAATAAGCATGAGAAAGACATAAAAGCTGGTGAATGGCAGTCGGCAACCGGAACATCATTCAAAGCTATTCAGATTGTGAATGGAGATGTGCCTATACGTGTGGTTGCACCTAATCCTCTGAACACGTTTGTCATTTACAACCGCAGTTCCGAAGAACCGATTTTGGCGGTACAGGAATTAAAAGATGAAAATGGAGAGTGGTACAAACTTTGCTACACGGAATCCTGTGAATGTAAGATAAAAAACAGTGCGGTTGTTCCTGATACATGGAAACTTCATGGATTTGGTGGTATTCCGATTGTAGAATTTCCGAACAACCATGAGCGGTTGTCTGATATTGAACTTGTTATAGATCTGTTGGATGCAATCAATAATACGCAGTCAAACAGAATGGACGGCATAGAGCAGTTTATCCAGGCATGGTACAAATTTGTAAACTGTGAGATTGACGAAGAAGAGTTCAAAAAAATGAAGATGAACCATGCGTTGGTTGTAAAGTCCATCAATAAAGACAATAAGTCTGATGTGGATGTCATGTCTCAGGAACTTGACCAAACGCAGACACAGGTTTCCAAGGATGATTTAACAGACAGCGCACTTTCAATTTTGGGAATACCGAACAAGCAAGGGAACACTGGCGGTGATACGCAGGGTGCGGTTGAGCTGAGAAACGGATGGGATTTTTCAAAATCAAGAGCAAGGCTTAAGGATCCGGTTGTTAAGACAGCAGAGAAGAGACTGGCCAAGGTTGCGCTGAATGTTATCCGCATTAAGAAAGAGGATCTGAAAATCACTCTTAGAGATTTTGATGTGCAGATCAACCACAGTCCACAAGATAATATGTATACCAAGTCGCAGACATTACTGCAACTTCTGCAGTGTGGTATTCATCCTCTTATTGCAATCAAAACGGTTGGACTTTGGGGAGATTGTGAAAAGACTTTCAACCTTTCCAAACCTTACCTTGATGCTCTGTGGAAAACTGCTGACATTATCAACATGGAAGAGCAGATGGCAAAAGCACAGGAAATTGTAAAACAAATGCAAAATAAAACAGTTGCCTAGAAATAGGTAGCTGTTTTTATTTTATAAAAATTCGCAAAGCCGTGAGCGTACAAATCGGCAATGTCACTCGGTGTCGTTGCACCGTAAAAAAACGTAGGACATAACGGAGGTAATTTATGAAGAGAGAAGATTTAGCGGCAATGGGATTAACTGATGAACAGATTGAAAAGGTTATTGCCGAAAACGGCAAAGATGTTCAGACAGCAAATGCCAAGGCAACCAAAAACAATGCTGAACTGGAACGGTTACAGGGCATTGAAAAAGAGTTTAATGCCATGAAAGACCAAAATCTTTCCGAACAGGAAAAGGCAGCGAAGCAGTTAGAGGAAGCAAATAATCGTATCGCAGAGTTGGAAAAAGCACAGACTTTAGCAACTCAGCGCACAAGTGCGGCTGACAAATTCAAAATCACATCAGAACAGGCGGCACAGGTTGTAAAGGATGACGGCAGTTTTGATTTTGATGTTCTCGGAAAAATTATCTCTGATAAAGAGACTGCTGCGGCACAAGCCAAGGAGCAGGAGATTGCAAACGGATCTACTAATCCTGGAGGTGGAATTGCTGGCGGTGGAAAAGATGACAAAAAAACAGAAGCCGAAAAAGCGGCTGAAAAGATTGGCAAGACTTTAGCTGGAACAAACAAAGAAGCCGAAGCTGTAGTTAGCCAGTACTTATAAGGAGGTACACAAAATGAAATTCTCTGAAACAAGTGTAACTACCCAGTTAGAAATTCTTAAGAGAAAGCTGGGCGGTGAATTATTTGTTCCTATTAAACTGGATGCAAGTGCTTTCACTAATGGTGTGTGCAAGGCTGGTAATCCTATTAGTGCGACAGGAAAGAAAGTAAATGGCGGAAGCACCGATGATGCAGCAGTAGGTATTTTGCTTAACGATGTTTACGATAGCAACCCCAACGGAACTATCATTAAGGCTTTTGCCTGTGTAAATGAAGCAAATGCTAACGCAAATGCAGGTATTACCATTGCCGATGGTGTAAAGACAGGATTATCACTGATTGTATTTGAATAACTGAAACCGACTACAGACAGATGTAGCCGCTGACCGCTGAAAGATAGCGGTAGAAAGTGAGGAAATAATGAACATTAGAGATGCCTACAATGCGAAAGCAATCGCACTTGTGCATACAGAAGTTGCAAGTAATAAAATTGCATATCTTGGTTCCGGCTTATTCCCCGCCAAGAAGAAAATGGGACTGGATTTGAAGTGGATTAAGACTTCTAATGGACTTCCTGTTACCCTGAAAGCATCTAATTTTGATGCAGTTTCCACTATCAGAAGCCGTGAAGGATTCAAGATGCAAGAGACAGAAATGGCATTCTTCCGTGAATCTATGATTATCAAAGAACAGGACGAACAGGAAATCATGCGTATTAAGGACAGCACAGACCCTTACGCAGCAGAAGTATTAAGCAGAATTTTTGATGATGCAAATACTCTTGTGGAAGGTGCTGATGTAGTTCCTGAACGTATGATTATGCAGCTGCTTGCACCCAGTGACGGATCTCCTAAGATTTCCATTCAGGCTGACGGTGTAACCTACGCTTATAACTATGACCCTAACGGAACCTACAAAGCCAACAACTTTGCAGAACTTACAACTACGACCGATAAGTGGTCTGATACCGAGAACTCTGATCCTATGGATGATGTTTCCGTAGCCATTGATGCCGTAGAAGAAGCTACTGGCGAGAGACCTTCCATCATGATTGTCTCTAAGAAGACCATGAACTACTTAAAACAGAACAAAAAGATCAAGAGTGCTGTTCTTGCACAGAATACAACCGCAAATGTATTTATGACCGATGCGAGAGTAAAGGAACTTTTCTCTACCGAACTTGGCATTAGCATCATTGTATACACTAAGCAGTACAAGGATGAAAGCGGAACTGCTCATAAGTTTTATCCTGATGGATTTGCGACCCTTATTCCTAACGGTGCACTGGGTAGTACATGGTACGGCACTACTCCCGAAGAGCGTACACTCATGGGTAATCCTGCCACAGATGTAAGACTTGTGAATACTGGTGTTGCTGTTGCTGTCAGCGTAACAGAGGATCCCGTACAAACCAAGACTACAGTATCAGAAATCGTACTGCCTTCCTACGAGAGAATGGATAGCACCTATGTAATTAAGTGCTACTAATCGGAGGTATGCTGATGAAATTTGATTACAAAGTCAAATACAAAGGCAAATGGTATCTTCCGGGAGAAGAAATCCCGGAGGAAACCGTCACCGAAGTAAAAGAAGAAATCCCGGAGGAAACCGCATATACTAAGACGGAAATCAACCGTATGTCTACGGCAGACTTGCAGAAGTTAGCCGCAGAACACGGTGTCTCAGGTGCGGAAGAAATCAGCGGTGCGGAACTGAAAAAGATTCTGATTGAAAAGTTTGAACTTTAAGAGGTAGCACATGGCAGAATATACGACTTTGAAGCAAGTAAAAATCCGTCTGAAACAATTTCATATTGATTCTGAAAGTTCCGAGGTCGTGTTTGACCATTTGGAAGAAAATCCTCTTTTGGAACAACTTATCAGTCAAGCAGAAGCCGACATCAGAGCAAAAAGAATGTACCCGGAAAGCTACACTGAAGAGAAGATTGCTGCGGATATGAAAAAATTTCAGTCCGTGGTGGTTAATCTTGTCGTGTATGACAGATCGCAAGCCGGTGAAAACTTCATGGCAAGCTATTCAGAGAATGGAGTGTCGAGAACATGGAGAGACCGGGAAGAACTGTTTGTGGGTGTTTTCCCATTTGCAAAAGTTTTATAACCCCATCGAAATCGAGGGGTTTAGAAGATTGTGCGTGACCATGTTACGGATTCCGGTAATAAGGTTGCAGGCGGCACACTTTAAGGGTGGTGGGCGGTGTGCCAACAAATAAACAGTTAGGAGATATGAAGTGAAAGAATTTTTATTACAGACGTATACGATTGTTCTGCCTATTTTATTAGGCTACATCGTCTGGCTCCTAAAGCAGCAAAAGAAAGATAGGGATGCGAACAGCAAGGGAACAATGCTTCTTTTGCGTGTGCAACTTATTGAGTATCACGATAAGTACATGAAGTTAGGAGAAATTCCAAGCTATGCGTATGAAAACTTTGTTGAGATGTACAATGCTTATCATGCGCTTGGTGGAAATGGAATGGCAACTAAAATGTATGAAGAAATAAAAGAAATAAGATTGAAGAACGGAGGTAAGTAATTATGGATTTTTCACAGGTAGGAACTTGTGTTGCAATCGTGGTTATCTGCTATCTTGCCGGTATTGGAGCGAAGCTGATTCCGGTTATTAAGGATAACTACATCCCGGTTGTTGTTGGCATTGTAGGTGGCATTCTCGGAGTAGTAGGAATGTATGTTATTCCGGATTTCCCGGCAAATGATGTGCTGAATGCGATTGCGGTCGGAATTGTTTCCGGTTTGGCAAGCACTGGTGTAAATCAGATTTACAAGCAGGTGAAGAAAGATGCTTGACATTAACAAGCAGGAAATGAAGTACTCACGGCAGGGAGAAAAAGTCACGATTTATGACCGGGACGAAAACGGAGCAATAAAGTACATCGAGATGGACGGAGAAAGGATTCCAGTGGTTTTGAGAGAAACTACTGGATATTCTGAACCCGTCCTTTTTTCTGCCAACATCAGTAATAAGCTGTCGGAAGTACTGGTAAAAGAATTTGGTATTGATGATTCCAGTTCGTACTGTCAGATTGTGACCGACAAAGGCTATTTGCCGATTAAGGCAGGGGACGTTATCTGGAAGAAGTCAGAAGTAGGCCGTGACGATGACGGACTTGTGGACAGCAAGACTGCGGACTATGTTGTCAAAGGCGTTGCAGATGAGGGACTGACAGCAGATTTGTTTTTGTTGCAAAAGACGGTGAAGTGATATGGGAAAGACAATCAACATTAACCTGTTTGACCCAAAGTCCATACAAGCGGCTGTAAAGGCTCTTAGAGACTATGAAAATAGTTTAGAGTATAAATGTAGAATACTGGCAGAAACGCTGGCAGAAAAGGGCGTAGAGATTGCTAGAGTGCAGATTGCTGACCTTGATGCTATCTTTACATCAGAACTTTTGCAAAGCATTCATGCGGAATACGTTGGCTCTGTAAAGGGTGGCGGTGTTTGGTCGGTGGTTGCCGGTACAGACCATGCGCTTTTCGTTGAGTTTGGTACTCTTGGTAGCATTGGTGGAAAGAAAGAATATCCATATCCTTTGCCGGAAGGTGTTACATGGAAATACAACTCCGGTAAAACAATTCGGCAAGCATTACAAGACATTGAAGTGCATGGAAGCACTTATGTGAAAGCCGGAGAATACTACTGGAGTTATATCGGAGATGACAGAAAACTTCATATAACAAAAGGTATGCCTTCAAGACCTTTTATGTACCTGACTGCAATAGAACTTCGTAAAATTGTATTACAGACAGCAAAGGTGGTGTTTGGAAATGGCGGTTAATGAATATCAATGGGTATCAGACTTCAAAGTCAAGATTGCATCATACTTAAAAATGAAGATACCACAGAGCCATCCTAAAGCTTATGTGACGGACAAAAGTAAGGATTTGTCAGACCCTACATTCCCTACGGTGTACTTTCATGCTATGCCGTTCACAGAGACAGGACAAGACCTTGAAGCACGTTCTGTTAATGGAATCACAGCATCATACCAGGTGGATGTGATAACCAACAAAAGTCAGGAAGAAGCCGAAGCTATCATGGCTACGGTTGCCGGACTTTTCAAACGTCTGCGATTTCAAATAACTTCCATGCCAGAGTTCAATAATACTTCGCAGGACACATACAGAAGCACTGCACGGTTCAGAAGAAGCGTAGGTGCTGATGATAAATTGTAACTATTAGAGCCATTCGGCTCTATTTTTTTATGCAAATTTAAGGAGGTATAAATTATGGCAGCAGCCGGAATTTCTACTTTAGGCATTACTTTCGGATATGGTACAGAGACAACCGCCGGAACAAAACCTACAAGTTTTAAGCAACTTACAAGAATTAATGCCATTGGCGGCATTAACATTGAACCGGAACAGATTGATGCTTCTGCGTTAGAAGATGCAATCACCAGATATGTAAAAGGTCGTGCAGATACTGGTGGATCTTTTGCAGTCACAGTCAACTTCACATCAGAGACCGTGGCTGAATGGACTGCACTTATCACAGCCTACAAGGCTCTTACTGGTGGAAATAGAATGTGGTTTGAAACTGTCATTCCCGGAGAAGAGAAATCTTTCTTTGTTGTTGCACAGCCGCCCGAGCAGATTCCACAACCCGAAATCGGACAGAACGAACTTCTGACGATCGAAATGAATCTTACCATTGAGGAATACAAGGGATTGGATGCTACCGTTGCACTGACAACGGGGGGAATAGCAAGTCAGTCAGAAACAAATAACACTGCCGTGGCTGACTTTGATGAAGCGGTAGACGAAACATTGATTTAGCAAAAAGAGAGCCGTCTTCGGGCGGCTCCTTTCCAACAAAATGTTGGGGAAAGGATATGTTTTTATGAAGAAGATTTTAGTTAATGATGTTGAATATACTTTAGAGTTTGGATTCGGTGCTGTGGAGTGCAAGGATTTGATTCAAAAGATGTTTCTTATGCTTTCCGGTGGCTATGTAGCTAAAAAAGCAAAAAATGTACAGAATCCCACACCAGAAGAAATTGTAGATGGTAGCGGATATATGCTTGCAGAATTTCCTCATGTATGCAAAACGGCTTTTTATGCTGGTCTTATCGAAAACCATGAAGGTATTACACCGGATGAATCCAATGCTTTAATGAAAGAATACATGAAAGCAAACGGTCTGTCTTTTGTGAAGCTGTATGGAGAACTGACAGACTGTATGAAAGAAGACGGTTTTTTCGAACTGTCGGGTCTGACGGAAATGATGACGCAGACCAAGGAAGAGATGGAGAAAGAGGACAGCAAGGTAACGAAGATGCCACAGGATCACAAGAAGAAATCGACTGGCACAAAATAATATGGGAAGAATATTTTCCATTTGCTTTTTCCATGGGAATTTCGATAGAAGAGTTCAAACATCTGAATCCTAAAAAATTAGAGTGGTGTTACAAAGGATATAAACTCAAAAAAGAGGAAGAAGATAGGAATTCATGGCAACGGTGGGGAGATTATGGAATATCTGCATTAATCTTTGCAATAGACCATTGCCTAAACGGTCGAAAAGCACAATCGAAGTATATTGACAAGCCTATTATGGAACGTGCGGACATTGCTAATAATGAAAAAGAAATTCAGAAGCAAAGGAAAGCGTTCCTCGCAGGACTTATGGCAATGCAAGCTAATTTTGAATTATCACATCCCAAAAAGGAGAAACAAACATGAGTTTAACAGGAATTGATGTGTCCTCATACCAAGGGACGATTAACTGGTGGGCGGTAAAACAGAACGGTATTGATTTTTCTATTCTGAAAGTCATCCGTAAGGATTTGAACCCGGACAAGAAGTTTGAAGAGAACTGGAAAGGTTGTAAAGAGCACAATGTCCATGTGCACGGAGTATATGAATACGGATATATTACAACGGTTGCAAAATCACGATCTGATGCAAGAAGAGTGCTTACTATTCTTAATGGCAGAAAAGTGACAGTATATCTTGATGTTGAAGATGCCGTTATGAAAGGTCTTGGCAAAAATATTATTTCCATTATCAATGCTTACGGCAAGGTCATCACCGATGCAGGATTGCCATTCGGTGTATACACTGGGGAAAGTTTTTACAAGACATACATTAAGCCTTATGGCTGTGTGAGTTATCCAATGTGGATCGCACGGTACGGCAAGAATAACGGCAAGTGTGATGTGAAGTATCAACCGCAAGTACCGAACATGGTAGGATGGCAGTACACTTCTAAAGGGCGTGTAGGCGGTATTGTAGGAAATGTAGACATGAATGTATGGTACAAGGAATTAGATGCCGTATATGAGGATTTTACAAGCCATAGAAACCCTTATACAGAGCCGGAAAGACTTCTTTATTACAAGCGTCTGGCAATGATGAAGGGAAACGATGTCAAGTGGGCGCAGTACGAACTTGTAAGGAAAGGCTTTATGCCGTCTGTAAATGCGAAAGGTAAGACGAACATTGACGGATATTTTGGAAAAACCACTTCTGATGCAGTAAAAGCATTCCAAAAGAGTGTTGGAATCACTGTAGATGGAAAAGTCGGTGCGGTTACAAGGGCATATCTCAAAAAGTAATTTTAGGAGCGGTAGGTGTCACAGCTTACCGCTCTTTTTCTTGGAAGTGGCAGACACTTCCTTTTTTATTTCGGTAAAGGCGGTGCAGTATGGCAGATATTGATAATCTTCAAATAAAAATCAGTGCGGATGCGAACAAAGCAACTAATGCGCTGAATAAACTTGCATCAAGTCTTACGAATTTTCAGAGAAGCTTGTCTATTGATACATCCAAACTGACAAGCATTTCTAATAGCATACAGAGTATCGCAAATGCCGCCAGTTCCATGAATACGAGCGGTATTAAGAATATCTCCACATTGACAAATTCCATTAACAGAATGGGGAAAATAGATACAAGCGGATTAAGCAGAATTTCATCTGCACTGAAGACTTTTTCTGCTGACATGGCAGGAACAAAAGTAGATGGAGTAGGGGATATTGCGAGCATAGCATCTTCGATTTCAAGACTCGGAGGCGTTGCATCCGGCAGAGCAATCACGAACATTCCTTTACTGGCAAAGAATTTGAAGCAGTTATTTACAACTCTTTCAACCGCTCCGAATGTCAGTGAGAACATTATCCGCATGACAAATGCACTGGCAGGACTGGCATCTACTGGTGCGGCATCCGGCAGAGCCGCAAACTCTTTAGGACGGAATCTGAACACCTATACGGCAAGCGCAAAAAGAGCCACGAAGAGCACATTCAGTCTTGCAGCGGCTTTCGGCAGATTCTACGCAACCTATTTCCTTGTGATTCGTGGAATTAAAAGTCTGTGGAAGTCCATAGAGGGAACCACGGACTATATCGAAGCATTCAACTACTACACGGTAGCATTCAATAAAGTCGGCAAGGAATGGGGCAAGGATTTTGAAAAATTCGGTTACGACAACGCAGAGGATTATGCGCAGAGTTTTGGAAACCGTGTAAATGAACTGCTTGGTAAAATGTCCGGTCTGAAAGTAGATGTAGACGGTGGATTGATTTCTGAAAGCGGAATGAAGAACCTGGGTCTGAATTTGCAAGAGATCACGCAGTATGCTTCACAGCTGGCATCCATTACCAACTCTTTAGGGCAGACCGGAGAAGTCACTACGGCAATTTCAAAGTCCATGACAATGCTTGCCGGGGACATTTCATCTCTGTTTAACGTGGATTTCAGTACAGTCGCAACAAACTTACAGTCCGGTTTGATCGGTCAGTCAAGAGCACTGTATAAGTATGGTATTGATATCACAAATGCCACACTGCAGACTTATGCTTACAAATACGGCATTGAAAAGGCTGTATCTGAAATGTCACAGGCAGAGAAACAGCAGTTGCGTTTACTTGCAATCTTAGACCAGTCCAAAGTATCATGGGGAGATTTAGCGAATACAATCAATTCTCCAAGTAATATGATTCGCCAGTTTACTAACAACGTAAAAGAAGCTGGTATGGTACTGGGTCAGTTGTTTATTCCGGTATTGCAGAAAGTACTTCCTGTTATTAACGGTGTCGTAATTGCAATTAAGAGATTGCTTTTCAGTGTGGCAAATTTACTGGGAATCAAGATTGACTTTTCGTCATTCGGTCAAGGTGTATCCGGGTACAATGAAGATTTGGAAGACACGGCAGATGCGCTGGATAAAGTTGGTACAAGTGCAAAAAATGCAAAAAGCGGAGTACGCGAATTTGACAAACTGAAAGTTATTTCAACTCCAAAATCCAGTGGTTCCGGAAGTGGTGCCGGGGGAGCAGGAATTGACCTTACCAAGAAAATCATGGATGCTACTGCAGAGTACGAAAAAGTATGGCAGGAAGCATTTGACAAGATGCAGAATACAGCTCTTGGCTGGGCTGATAAGATAGAAAAACTTCTTGAGCCTGTGAAAAAGTTATTCAAAGATTTATTCAATGGTGATTTCTTCGAAGCAGGACAAGATTTATCCGGTATTGTCACAGGGATATTTAACTGGATGTCCGATGCTATTGCATCTGTAGACTGGTATCAGATTGGTCAAAACATAGGACAGTTTCTTGCTGGTATTGACTGGACTGCTGTATTTACATCTGCCGGAAACTTTATAGGACAAGCAATTACAGCGGCAATCGAACTGTGGAAAGGAAGTTTCGATGCTGCACCAATCGAAACCACGATTCTGACAGCAATAGGACTTTTGAAATTCACTGGCTTGGGAGATATTCTGTGGAAAGCAATAAAAGATTCTATTGTCTTGTCAATGGGCGGTAAGGCAGGAGCAGGAATCGGAGAAACAATTCTCGGAAGTCTATTAGGAACTGGAGCGGCAACAGGAGCAGGGGGAGCGGCAGCAGCAGGAGCAACCGGATTGTTTGGTGGTATTAGTGCAGGAGCAGTAGCGGCAACAGCGGCTATCACAGCGGTTGTAGCAGGACTTGCGCTTGTATATGCGACAAACGAGGATGTTAGAAATAGTTTCAAGGAATCAATTTCAGCCATTGCGGATAACCTAACTCCTGCAATGGAGTTTTTGACAACAACGGTTATACCAGATTTACAGAATGCATGGACAGGGCTTGTAGATGTGCTTACTCCGATAGGAGAATTTTTGAAGACTGCATTCACAAGCATATGGCAGGATATGCTAAATCCCGCATTAAAATATGTTGGTGAAGAAGTGCTTCCGAAATTGCAAAGTGCTTTTGAAAATCTTTGGAATGGAGTGCTTGTTCCGTTTGGAACATTCCTTGGAAATATCTTAAAGCCTGCAATTCAAATTGTTACTGATATACTTACGGTACTTTGGAAAAATGTAGTAGTTCCTTTGGCACAAGCATTAGGAAGTGTTTTAGGAGCTGCATTTGATGCGATAGTCGATACCATGAATTTTCTGGTAGAACAAGTAAAACCAGTAATAGAAGTATTCAACTTCTTATGGGACAATGTTTTATCTCCCATAGTCACTCATTTGTGGGAAGATTTAAAACCTGCTTTTGAAACTGTTTTTAACGCAATAGGTAATATTATCAAAAACCTTGGAACAAAATTAAAAGGACTAATTAATTTTGTTTCCGGTGTATTTACTGGAAACTGGAGAAAAGCATGGGACGGAATAAAAGACATTTTCAAAGGAACATTTAACAACCTTGTATCCATAGCAGAGGGATGCGTAAATCTGATTATTGATGGAATAAACGCTTTTATTGATGGTTTTGGTCTGATTAGTGGCATATCTGAAGCTATAGGAATAAGTTTCAAGCCAGTGCAAATACCTAAAATAAGTATTCCTCGATTTGATACCGGTGGTTACGTTCCGAGCCGATACACAATGTTTATGGCAGGAGAGAACGGTGTTCCGGAGATTGCCGGGACAGTAGGCGGCAAGACAGCGGTTGCCGGTGGAGTTGAAATCACTGGAATCAAAGATGCCATCAATTCCACGGCACAACAGGAAATTGCACTTCTGAAACAGAATAATCAGCTACTGCAAGGAATCCTTGAAAAAGAGTTTGGAATAACAACCGATCAAATTGGAATTGCAGCAAGACAATACGGTCAAGAGCAATTTAACCAAAAACACAAGAATGTATATGTATTTTAACACAGACAGCACTCTGAATGGGTGTTGTCTATTTTTATGCAATAAGGCGGTGAGCGTATGTCAGCATATCAAGGATGGCTTTTAAAAATTGGAGATTACGTTATTGACCAGTCAAGATTTATAGCCGCTGAAAGTTATCAGCCAGCTGTAAATATGCAAGATGTAGACCCGTGGACTGATGCAAATGGATACGTACATAGAAATGCTGTGGAGCTAAAAGCATTAAGTGTTGATTTTTCAACGCCTGCGATGCTGACGGATGACGATTTGCAAGAGTTACTGTCCGGGATACGAAGAAACTTTATTGATGCAACGGAACAGGGATGTAATATCACGGCATACATTCCATTTTTAGGTCAATATGTCACACAATATGGATATATGGCTGATATAAAGCCTACAATCTACGGAACTTATGACGGAGAGATTAAATACAATCAGATAGAGTTTTCATTTGTCGGAGGTGTAGCGAATGAGTAACTATACCTATGCGGATTTGTTTAATAAAAGCGCATCCAAAAAGGAAATCACGATTGAAACAGATGATAAGTCTGTAAAAATCACCAACAGCGAAATACATTTTGAACAGTTTGAATTAAAAGAAATCCTATGTGATGATGATTACCTTACATTTGGACAGTGCAATGCATCACAGTTAAAATTCAAAATTTCCAACGTGTTCACAAGCATTATTGGGAAACAGATAAATGTTTCTGCTGTGATTAATGGACATACTGACACACCATTTATTTTCGGCAAATACCGTGTCGTTTCAGATAAACCAACAGATGATAAGCGTTACAGAAATGTGACGGCATATGACGTTATATACGATATTGGAGAATCAGAAGTATCTTCCTGGTATAACGGGTTGAAATTTCCTCTGACCTTAAAGCAGTTCAGAGACAGTTTTTTTTCATATTTTGGTGTTGAGCAAGTAGCAATCACATTACCTAATGACAGCATGGAAGTGGCAGAAACCATAAAACCAAGCAAACTTTCTGGCCAGACGGTCATGGAAGCAATCTGCTCGATAAATGGATGTTTTGGCCATATTAACCATGATGGAAAATTTGAATATGTTTTCCTTAAAGAAATAATATCCGGTTTATATCCACATAAAGGATTATATCCACAGAAAGGATTATACCCTAGAAAAGGTTCTGAAAAAGAAAAGGTTACTGGTGGAAAATACAAATCAGTCAAATATGAAAATTTTGTTTGCCAAAAAGTTACAAAAGTGCAGATAAGACAATCAGAAAATGATATTGGTGCAGTTTACCCGGATACAGAGATTACCGAGAACGACAACAGTTATATTTTGCAAGATAATTTCCTTGTTTATGGAATGGGTGCAGATGCCCTAGAAACGGTTGCAAGAAATCTGTATGAGGTTATTAAAGTTGTAAAATATAGACCTTATAACTGTGAAAAAATAGGAAATCCTTGTTTGAGCCTTGGAGAAGCAGTCAATGTATATACGGCTAAAGAAATCATAGAAAGCTATGTGTTGAGCAGAACATACAAAGGAATCCAACAACCGACAGACACCATATCAGCAAGCGGAAAATCTCCAAAGTACAGTGAACAGGTAAATGGAATTAACAAAAGTATAATTCAACTCCGTGGAAAAACAAATGAGTTAGAACGTACTGTTGAGGAAACACGATCTGAGATCAAGGATGTAGAGAGCGGATTGGATACGAAAATTACGCAAAATGCAGGAAAAATTGAAGCAGAAGCGAAAAGGGCAACAGATACAGAAGTAGAATTGGCAGCGGCAATATCTTTGCAGGCAGACCAAATCAAATTAAAAGTATCAAAAGGTGATGTCAGTTCTCAGTTAAGTGTTGAAAGTGGACAGGTAAGTATTTCTGGAAACCGTTTTGTATTGGAAGCAGATAACTGTAGCATATCAGCAGATGGAACTATAACAGCTAAAAACGCAGTAATGACTGGTAGTTTTAAGTCTATAGGGGAAGACGGAAGTTACACAGAAGTATCATCAGGTGAAATTAAATTTTATAACGAACTATTGCAAAGCACAGGATCTATAAAAGGATTGGGACAATATCTTACTATTGATGCTTCAATGGTAAGTGTAAGCGGAATTTTAGTGGTAGGAAATGGAGCAACATATGATTCACAATATGTAAAAAACATATCAACAACTTCTCAAATATTGGGCAGTAAGACAGTACTGACAAGTGCCACATTAAGTGTCACAAAAAATTATATAAATGGAACCGTATCAGATGTATCTTTGGTAACACAAACAGCCAATGTTGCTGATTATCCTGGACATAATGTTAATTTTATTACAGGAGTTTCATCACTTGGAGGTTTGCTCACTGCAACATCTGGAATTGTCACACTTATGACGTAGGAGATTTATTATGGTAAAAAAAATATTTATTCTTCAAACGATTATTGGAAAAACAATGAAAGAAGTAATGGAAGAAAGGCAAGAAATTCAGCAATATATAGCTTTTACCATTGGAATTTCCACGTTTACGGAAATCAATGCCACATTGTTTAGCACGGAAGATGGCGATGGTTTTGAAGAGTTTATGAAGCAACTGATTGACATGTCGGATACAGTGGTTGCACAGAGCGGATATGAGGTATCTGAACTGTGCAAAAATCTGTATGCATATGCAGAAGAGCAAGGAAAAGAAATCTATGTAAGGGAGAATTGATATGGCAGCAAACTTTGAGATTAAGAAATTAAAAAGCAACCTTGTGACAGTATTAAATCAAACACCGTTGCCTATCGAGGTGAAAAGGCTTGTACTGTATGAAGTGTATTCGGAGACTAAACAGTTATCAGATATGCAGATTATGAAAGAGGAAAGCGAGGTATCTGCAGATGGCGTTGAATAAGGTTTATACCAGAATTAACTGGGAAAATTACCCCAGTGAAAACACAGACATTGATGAAATAAATCTTAATAAAATGGATTCTGCCATTGATGCGTTGGACAACCGTATTATATCACAGGATGCCTTAAAAGTAGACAAGTCTGCAATAAACGGAAATATTGCTGATTGGACTATGGATGAAACAACCGGTATTATTACTATTACAAAATACAATGGAGAAAAGGTTATTTTTGACCTTAACATTGAAAAAATTCCTGTCGGCTTTTCCATGTCTGATGACGGAATCATTACCATGACTACAGAAGATGGAACACAGTTTACAGCTGATATTAGTTCTATGATTCCGGTGTTGACATTTGAAGATTCTGCAACCATAGCTGTATCCGTGACTGGTACTGGAAAGAATAAGACTTATTCTTTTTCGATAAAAACAGGATCAGTAACAGATGATATGCTTCAGCCTAATTATTTAGCAGATATTAGAGTAGAATCCGCAAATGCATCTGCTTATGCGCAATCCGCAAATGCAAAATCTGTATTGGCTGAATCTTATGCCGTAGGTGGAACCGGAACAAGAGAAGGAGAAGATACAGATAACGCAAAGTATTATATGGAGCAGGCAAAACAGCAAACAGGAGGTATACCTACAAAAGTTAGCGAATTAGAAAATGATGCTGGATACATTACAAAAAAAGTTTCTGATTTGACAAATTATTATGACAAAACCACTGTTGATGAAAAAATAGATGCAATTCCCAAAACAGATTTGACAAACTATTTGACCAAAACTGGTGATGGTAGTAATTTGACTGTGGCATTTGAAGAAGCAACAAATTTAGAGGAATTAACGACAGGAGAAAAGTTATCATCTATTTTGGGAAAAATTAAACTGGCTGTAAAAAACCTTAAATCACTTATAGGCATTATCGGAACTACCGATATTTCGACTATTGGTGACGGTACTATCACTGGGGGATTAAGTGATGTAAATGGCAAGTTAAGTGGTTTGAAATTTGCATCAATATCAACATCTGTTACTCTGCTAGTGACAAATAGACAGTCATTATTAGGATCTTTATCTGACTTTGGATTACCAAGTAATGCTAACGTATTTGGCGTGTTCGTAAACTGTAATTGGGTTGTTAATGTGCGTCTTGCAATTAATGGTAATTTTTATGCATATCAAATTGCTACTGTAAGTAATGACGCAACATTTACCCTAAATTTTGTTGTAGCATATAAATAGCCTAATTTGCCAAGTATGAGAAACTGGCAGAATAATACCGTTCTTTCGAAAGATTTAATATTACTACGCCATTAGATTTATTAATATAAAGCATGTGATTATCGCCATTTGTACCACCTGCTGCATTTGCTCTAACATACGTAGTTTTAGGGTAATATGTCCTTGCAATACTGGCAATAATTAATGATCCGCTAGACTGCTCAGATGTAATTTGTACGCCTAACGTTACAAATACTCTGTTACCTATTTTTGAAATTGTATTGTCAGATTCCCATGATACACAATTGACTAAAGTCAAATCGGTGTTCTGGTTTAACTTGCCATTTACAGAAGTAGTCATAAAAAAATATTTGCGAAATAACAACAAAAAAGAGCATGGTGCAAAAGCCATGCTCTTAATCTATTTATCTGATTCCCCATTCACCGTCATTGTTGACGAAACCAACCACATATCCTATCATGTCATCAATAATATTTTCCGGGAGTATGCTGTTTGGAGATATGAGCGGAACATATCTACATTTTTTTACACCATCTTCAATTATATGTGTTTTCACGACAATATATATCCCACCATTACTGGTCACAATACATCGTTCACCGTATTGCGGTTCACGATCCGCTGCAAGGAGAATAATTTCCCCAGGCAGATAAAACGGCATATAGTAGTCGCACGGAATTTTCACACCGATATAAGCCTTGGATTTTATGTCTTCCGGAAAATTTTCTATGCACATGGGTTCCACAGCATTTGTGGTTGCGATAATTCCATTCATAAGTTGTGGATTAAGGACAGAAATATACTTGTGTGATTTTTCAAGACTGGAATAGATTTTAGCTTGGTGACGTATGAAGTAACGAATAAGGTAAAGAGAGTGTTCCGGCAGACTGCGGCATATCTTGACAGATTCCAACATCTTATCTTCCATAGTGCCGCAACCTACCAGTTCGTCTACACTGATTCCAAAGGCTCTAGCAAGCGCAACAGCGGTAGATAGCTTCGTGTCGTTAGAATTACCGTATAGTAGTGAATTAAGCGTAGAATAAGGCAAATTAGCTTCATCAGCAAGCTTGTAAACCGTCATGTCCGGTTCATTTAGAAATTCATGGAGATTTCCACGAAAACTTAACATATAATTAGTACGGTTGACTGATAAATGTGTCGAAATTTCTTTGATTCGGTCTTTTTTCATCATGTTTTTTTATCCCCCTTTCACATGATACACTTGTAACATCCCTTGTTTCAAGGGACTTCAAGTTCTGGCGAGGGCGGTGTTTATTGGCGTTTTCACCGTCCTCTTTTGTTGATATTTTACAACAATAAAAAACGTGAGTCAAATATATTGATTGTTAAGAACGTATGTTCTATAATGTAATGTATCGCTACTTTAGATTCTGCGGAGAATTAAGGGGAGAGGGGTGTGGTTACGATGAACGAAAGCAATGAATTTTACAGAGAGGAAATTGCAAGGATACTATCTGGAATAGAAGACAATGACATATTGAAATATGTGTATGTCATTGTCTCCGATATAGAGGGGGAAAAATGAAAAATCGAAAAAAAATAAATTGGGCGTTAATAATTTTGATTTACTTTTTAGGATTATTAACAAATTATTTCTTAAGATAGACCTAATATTTTCTTTAAATATTCTGTAAATATTGGAGAGCATAATCCCATAAAGTACACTAAAACGTAAACAAGTTTTGGACCTATATAATCAATAATTTTTTTAAAAGGACTTATGTAATTATGCTCTTTACTTTTTACTATATGTATGTCTTCTAATGAATTTATTTTTATATATTTCATTTCTTCTAGTTCATTTATGTAATCAATAAAATCATCTATGGAAGAATCACCATAATCTTTTGAAATCCTACCTAATACAACATTGTTGTCTTTATTTTTTATTGATATTAAATAGCCAAAAAAATCATTAGAATCTTTTATTTTTCTCTTCATTCCGCACCTCCGATTATCATTTTAAATGCGGAAAATGCAGTACTTCTTTTTTGCTCCGAAAGATTGTAGTACTTAATCAATAAATCTTCCATATCTGGATCGTTTCTTAAAAAAGAAACTAATCTAGCATATTTTGCTGAATATTTTTCTCCATCTTCTTTACCGGTCAACAAAAATTCAATAGAAACTCCTAAAAAATTTGCAATTACTTCTATACGGTCATCCGGAATAACTCCCTTTTTTAAACTTCTTATATATCCATTACTAAATCCGCAAGAAGTCTCTAATTTAGAAATGGCTATTCTCCTTTCTTTACATATAGATTTTACTCTTTCTACTGTAGTCATAGTGTCCTCCCAAAAATTTAGATGATACTCTAAAAATATGCTTGACAAAATAGAGAACACTCTATATAATAAATTTAGGATTTAGAGGAAAGCCTAAATTTAAAAATGTTCTCTGTGGTTTCTTGGCAGTTACTATATTAGAACATTCTCTAAATTTTGTCAAGTTTTTCTCTAAATTCCTAAATCAAGAGAAAGGAAGTGATAGATTGAATTGTTACGACAGAATCAAGGAAATTTGTGATAAGAAAGGAACAAATATTTATCAAGTGGAGCAGAAAGCCGGATTGAGCAATGGAATTATCCGAAAGTGGAATGAATCTGCTCCGCAAGTTGACAATTTAAAGGCTGTTGCAAAAGTCCTTGGAGTAAAAGTAGACGAGTTACTGGAATAGGGAGGTAAAAACATGGAAAAACAGAGATATGTGGTATTAGACAAAAATGGTAAAGCAAATATAGTTCAGAAAGCTGATTCACGTTTTGTTGGAATTGACGAGATGGCACAGCACATTGCCATGAATGTTATTGATGACTACAAAAGCATTATAGATGGCGATAAGAAAATCGAAGAAACAAATATTGATTTGTCTATCAAAGTACTTACCGCCATTTCGCCTTTTAGGAACGGCTCTGGATTTGGAAAGGATTGCTAATTGCTTCGGCTTTTGCTAATTGTGGTTTTTCTTCCGGCAAAGAATTGACGATTTCTGAATAGTATTGGTCGTACAGGTTCTTAAAATCATCAAAACTTCCGGTATATCCACAGATTTTAGCAATAGCGTAAGCGGATGCGTATTCTTTAGAATCCAAATTATTTCACCTCCTTATTAAAAAGATAAGGAGAGTATATCACAAAAAGGAAGTGAATTGAATGAGTGAAAAAGAGAAAAAATCGTTGAGAAGTTAAAGAGAGCCATTCCGAATATGTCCGATTTCGACAAGGGATATATTCTCGGCAAGACAGAGAAGATGGCAGAGGAATCTGCCGAGAGAGGAGAGAAGAGTGAAAGCATCAAAAATTGAGATTCACCAGTGTGACGGAGAAGAGGGGATTTTTACGGAAGTCCTCATTGACGGTCACAAAATCAACGGTGTGAGAAGCTTCACACTGAAACAAGGGGTTGGGGATGATATTCCTACTCTGACACTTGACCTTAATGCACTTAATCTTGCAACGGATATGAGAGTGTTGCGGATTATGCAGGATGGGTTAGGAGAAATCGAAAGCATTAACTTCAAAAAAGAATAGGCTCCCATATTTCAGAGAGCCATTCCATCATCTGTTGATATTTTGAAGTATGGAGCATTGCCTTGGGTTGTTGCAGCAACCAGTGAGACCGGCATATTTGCAGTCTAATCTTCCATTTTCAAATTTGGGTTTAATATCTTCCAAAGAGCCAACAGATATTTGCCTAAAATCAACAGAGTACATTTTGTTTTGCTTATCGCAAAAACCATTGTATACCAAATTACCACCTCCTTTATAGGAGAGTATACCACAGAAAGGAGAACAATGAACGAATTAGAGCAGAAAACAATATCTTCCGTGGAAGTAGCGGAAATGGTAGGGAAAGAGCACAGCAAGTTGCTGAGAGATATAAGAAATTATATTGAACAGCTAGCCGAAGCCAAAATTGGCTCGGGCGATTTTTTTACGGAAAGCAAGTACAAAGATGCAAACAATCAGGAAAGACCCTGCTACTTGGTCACAAAGAAAGGCTGCGAGTTCATAGCACATAAGATGACCGGAGTTAGGGGAACAGAATTTACGGCAAAGTACATTGACCGTTTCCACGAAATGGAAGATTCCATTAAGGCACATATCCCTACTGGACAGGAATTGATTGCGCTGGCAGTTGTCGAAGCACAAAGGATGCTTGCGCAGAAAGAGGAAGAGGTTAAGCAGTTGCAGACCACAGTGCAACAGATGGATGCCGTGATCACCGATATGACACCAAAAGTTGACTATGTGGACAAGATTCTTTCATCTAACGACTGTATGACGGTTACACAGATTGCGCAGGACTACGGAATGAGTGCGGTGAGGTTCAATTCAGTTTTAAGAACAGCCGGTATTCAGAGAAAAGTCGGTGACCAGTGGATATTGTACGCAGACTTTCAGGGCAAGGGTTATGTGAGAACAAAGACAAATGATTATGTTAAGCATGACGGAAGCACCGGAACAAAGCCACTTACCGTATGGACACAGAAAGGCAGAATGTTCTTATACAACAAGCTGAAAGAGATTGGCATTGAACCTATCGAGGAGGAAAGCGCATGAGAACAACAATAAAGCTGTTTCTTCCTATTATAATAGCACTCTCCATCACATTTACTTCCACGGCACAGCCATCCGGCAGTTTTATATCCGAGGAAGCGCAGGAATCGTGTGTAAAGTACGGTGAGGAATACGGCATCTGCCCGGAACTGCTCATGGCAATGATCGAGAAAGAATCTTCCGGCAGACCTGATGTGGAAAGTGGCGGTTGCAAAGGTCTGATGCAGATTTCTGACAGATGGCATAAAGACCGCATGGAACGTTTGGGAGTGACGGATATTTACTCCGTGGACGGTAATATCCATGTGGGAGCCGACTACTTGTCGGAATTGTTTGAAAAGTACTGTGATGTAGGAATTGTCCTCATGGTTTACCACGGAGAGAAGAACGCAGCTACAAAGACAGAATTAAGTGATTACGCAGACTGGATATTAACCAGGAGCGCAGAACTGGAAAGGATGAATGGAAAATGACGAACAGAGAGAAGTATGCGGAACAGATTATTGACATGGCACTTGATAGTATAGAGATAGCTGTGGACAAAGAAGGAAAGTTATGTGATTGCAATGTAATACTTTGTTCCGATTGCGCATGGAGTGATAAAAGCAGATGCAGGGAAAGGTTCAAAGAATGGGCAGAGCAGGAATATGTTGAACCACCTGTTGACTGGTCGAAAGTGCCTGTGGACACGAAAGTGTACGTAAGAGATTCCGATAGTGACCCTTGGAAACCTAGATATTTTGCAAAATTTGAAGGTGGGAACATATTTACATGGACTAATGGTGCTACTTCTTTTTCAAGGGACAGCGTTTGTGATTTCTCATTGTGGAATCAAGGAAAACTTGCGGAGGACACCGTATGAGTGCCAAAAAGCGGTTTACCGTCAAAGGGTGCATCGGAAAGATATTTTACAGTCCGAAAGAATGGGAAGTTGACCGTGAAACAGCATTCTATTACAGAATTGTAAACCGCAATACCGGGAAGAAAAAATGGTTAAGAAAGGAGTATTTTCATGCAGAAACGACAGATTATCCCCATCGTCCGTGCGAATGAGATTCTGATTGCAAGACTGTTAGATGCAGGAATCTTGTATATCAGCGAAGAGGACAACATGATCCACGTAACAGAAGACTGAAAGCAGGAGGAGTGAGGAAATGGAAAGGAAGATAAGAAAAATCTTGGTAGAACTGGGGCTGAAACAGTACTTGCCGGGATTCCAGTACATCATCGAGGTTGAAACGCTGATGTTTGAGAATCGGAACAGAAGACTTTCTGAAATCTACCGGATTATCGGAGAGAAACACAGCACAAATGAAAAAAGCGTGTATCAGGCGATCAAGTGGGTTGTTGATAAGATGAACCCAAACACAGAGTTATACAAGAAAATCAATGAGACAGACAAGCCGGTATCAATCTATATGTTTGTTAATTCACTGTATTTATATCTTTGGGAGGATAGGAAAAATGAGGATTAAACACACCTTTTTGCAGAATTTCTGCAAATTCTATGGTTCTAACGTAGTGGACACTGATTTATACGACCGGACAGAGGTTTCCGGTGTAAATGAAACAGGTAAGTCCACGATCAAAAGAGCAATTCAGTATATTTTTGGATGCCGTGACGAGAACGGCAGAGAGATCACCGGAATCAGACCGCACGATAAGGACGGCAATGACATCGACGGAGATATTACCGCAGAAGTTACCGTGGAGATTGACGGTACAGACAAGGTTCTGAAAAAAGTATGCCGTCAGAACTTCAATAAGAAAGGAGAGTTTACCGGGAATGTCACGGATTACTATGTGAATGATATTCCCAAAAAGGCAGCAGATTTTGAAGCATTTTTGGAAGAGAGTGTCTGCGGAAAAGATAAGTTTTCACTTTGCATCAATGCTATGACACTTCTTCTGAAAGGTGGAACGGATCAGAGAGCAATTCTTGCTGATATGTTTGGTCAGCACAGTAATGATGACATTTGCAATCAGTTTCCGGAGTTTGAAGCATTAAGGGCTGTTCTGCAGGACGGCACTGTTGATGAACTGAAAAAGCGTTGCAATACGCAGTTGTACGGCACAAGGGGAAGAAATGGAACCAAGGGATTGCAGGATCTGTTAGATGAAATTCCTAGCCGTATTGACGAGGTGAGCCGTCAGAGAGTAGATATTGACCTTGCGGATCTGGAACTGAAAAAGAAAGCTTTACTGGATAAGCTGTCAGAGAACATTAAGCAGCAGACAAATACGCAGAACAGCATGATTTCCTACGATAAGCTTTCTGATGGAATTATTGAGTTAAAAGGTCAGTTGAGCGCATTGCAGCAGAAAGCAAATGAAAAACTGGATGCAGACAGAAGAGAGAAGCGCACGGCACTGAACCTGGTTCAGAATGAGAATCAGAAAGAGTTGCTTAAGGCAGATACCATTCGTGAAGAAATCACGGCACTGGAAAAGCGTATCGCACAGTATGAGCAGAAGAGACAGGAATTGAAGAAGAGTTGGGATTTGAATAAAAGCCTTAAATTTGATGAAAACTCTTTGATTTGCTCCTACTGTGGACAGGAATATCCGGAAGAGAAGAAAGAGCAGTTAAGAACGGAGTTTGATACGCATAAGGCACATGAATTGGAACTGATTACCAAAGAGGGTTCTTCCTGTGCTGACCATATCAAAGCGGATCAGGCAGAACTGGAACATAAGCGTGAGGAACTGAAAAAGACAGAGGATGAATTGGAGCGTTTGGAGAAAGAGATTGCCATTGCTGATAATGCATTAAATTCCATTCCGTCAAGCGTGGATATTTCCAATACAGAAGAATACAAAGCTGTCCAGTCGCAGATTGCAGAGAAAGAAGCTGCCATGAACAAATTCACTGACATGAATCTTCTTAGATTCCAGTTAAAATGTGATGAAGAGCAGATACGCAAGGATATTTCCGTGGTTGATAAGTCTTTGGCGAGTGTAAGCATTAACGAGAGTGTGGATAAGCGTATTGCAGAACTGGAACAGGAGCGCAAGAACATTGCACAGAAGATTACGGATGTGCAGGCACAGCTTGACCTTTTAAAGAAATTCAGCCGGAAGAAGAACGAACTGCTGGAAGCTGATGTGAACAAGTATCTTTCTTTCTGCACAGTTCGTATGTTTAGACCTCTTGTGAATGGTGACACGGAGGAATGCTGTGACTTTACATACCGTGGAGATCCTTACAGCCGGAACATGAACCACGGAGCAAGGATTCTGACGGAGATTGACATTTGCAATGCGTTTCAGAAGCGGTGCGGTGTGGAATTGCCTATCATGGTTGACGATACCGAGAGCCTTGACCCTTGGAAGATTCCTGATGTTGACAGTCAGTTGATTATGTTCCGCAGAAGTGATGATGCAAGTTTGAAAGTGGAGGAAGTAAAGAATGAACAGTAAGAATATCAAGAGACATTTAGGTAGCAAACTTCGTGAGTGGATGGAGAGCATTGATGATGAAAGCGTAAAAAATGTAGTGAAAGAAAACACCATTATTACAGGTGGAGCATTGGTTTCCCTTTTAACAGGGGAGCCGGTGCATGACTATGATATATATTTCAGAACAAAAGATGCGTGTATTACAGTTGCAAAATACTATGTTGATAAGTGGAACACTTTACATGAAGATAAACCAGTCACTCTTATGTGGGGAGAAGAATTGGCAAAAGCAACCGGCAGTGATAATGGTGCGGTAAAATGTTTCGTACAGTCTAAAGGAATTGCAGATGAAGATGAAGTTGGTGGAAGTTCTATTGCTTACAATTTTGATTCTACAGCCGATGAAGATGAAGCAGTTGGAATAGAGCACGAACAGGCAGAAACGGATTCGGATTCCAAAGAAAAATACAGACCACGTTTTATTACAAGCAATGCAATAAGTCTTTCGAATAAGATTCAGATTGTTACAAGGTTTTATGGAGAAGTAGAGGAAATTCACAAGAATTATGATTTTGTTCACTGCACTTGTGCATGGAGTTCGTGGGATAACGAGGTATTTCTTCCCACTAAGGCGTTGGAATGCATTATCAACAAGGAGTTGTATTATGTAGGCTCTAAATATCCGCTTTGCTCTATCATACGAACAAGAAAGTATATTGAGCGTGGATACCATATCAACGCTGGACAGTATGTAAAAATGTGTATGCAGTTAAATGAACTGGATTTGAAAGATGTAAAAGTGTTGGAAGAACAGTTGACTGGTGTAGATACAACTTACTTTCAGATGATGGTAGAAGAATTACAGAAGCACATGGAAGATACTGGCGATTCCAAGGTTGACACAGCATACGCAATGCAATTGATAAATAAATTGTTTTAAAAAAAGAAAGGATCTTCGGAGAATGCAGATTAAGAAAGAGACAGTCATTTCTGTTCTGACAACAAGAGGAGAAACTATCAATGCTGGTGACACCGTGATATTCAATTTTGATGACAAGTGTTGCGTGGGTGTATACCTGGGACTTTCAGACCGTGGAGCCTTGAAATTCAAAGGCAAGATTGCTGATACGGATGTGACATTCCATGTGATGCCTAGAAGCATCAAGGAGATTTACAAGGCTGATGTGACGGTGCATCAGGGAGTTGCAAGTGGATTTATGAATGAGCCGGAAAGTGAGGAAGAATAATATGGAAAAACATAAATTTAATGTTGGAGACAGATACAAAAGCGGATATTTTGCAGACAATGATGCAGTAATTGAAATCACAGAAATCAGTGGTGGCACTGTTTTTTACAAAGATGTAGTTGGGGAAAGCATTGGTTTAAAACATTTCCAAATAGGTTCTATATTCTCTGCCGCTTTAGAAAAAGTAGACACAACTATTGTCATCTACCGCAATGACAACAAAGTAGTTGCGCTGGACAAGTCCACTGGCGAGAAAGCAGAAGCAAACTGCAATCCTGCTGATGAATTTGATTTCCGTACTGGTGCTAAGTTGGCTTTTAATCGGCTGATGGGCGAGGATGTGAAGCCTGATAACGGTGTACGGGAGGTGAAGAGAAAAGCTAAAGTCGGTGAGTACATCAAAATTGTGGATGCGCATCCTTATCTTATTCCCTATAAAAACGGAGATGTGTTTAAGGTTATTTCTACAAGTGAACCTGGAGTTGTAATCGAGAAAGATGGAACACCAGTTACATCGGCATGGCACAGAGAGTACGTTGTCCTCGAAAACTATAAACCGGAAGAGAAGAAAGAGGATGACAGCGAAATCCATGTCGGTGACATGATAGAGGTAACACGAAGCGGTGGTTGTTATTCAATGTACGATACATGGAGTGGACTTGGAAGTTATAGGCAAAATTTTGTTAATGGAGTTTTTGTTGAAGACGGAATGGTTGCAAAGGTTTTGAACATTGCGAAGCATGACAGGCTGCATAATTTTCGCCTTGCACTTATTCAGAATCCCAAGACAACACAGGTATTCATCATTAACATTGACGGCATCAAAAAGGTAGAAAGGTAGGTAGAAACATGGCAGACGAAAAGAAGCAGGAAAACACAGGAATTGTGGAATACGAATCAAATGGGGAAATTGTAAAAATTTCCCCAACAACGGTAAGAAAGTACCTTGTAAGCGGTGGTGGAAACGTATCGGATCAGGAAGTAATGATGTTTATGTCTCTTTGCAGATATCAGCATCTTAATCCTTTTTTGAAAGAAGCATACCTCATTAAGTTTGGAAACAATGATCCTGCTACGATTGTTACCGGAAAAGATGTTTTTACAAAAAGAGCCGATGCAAATCCGAATTATGCAGGAAAAAAAGCAGGAATTATTGTTCAGAAGAAAGATGGTTCCGTTGAAGAAAGAGAAGGATCTTTTGTCCTTAAGGACGAATCTATTGTAGGAGGTTGGGCTAAAGTGTTTATCAAAGGAAGAGAGACACCGGAGTACCAGTCAGTATCTTTCGATGAATATGTTGGAAGAAAAAAAGATGGAACAATCAACGGTCAATGGTCCAAAAAGCCTGCAACAATGATAAGAAAAGTTGCTGTTGTACAGGCATTAAGAGAAGCTTTTCCGGATAAATTCCAAGGTTTGTATGCGCAGGAAGAATTTCCTGATGTTTCCGATGTGAAACTTGATGTGGAAAAAGTTGTGGCAGAAGAGGTACAGGCAAATGCAAACACTATCGAGTTTCCTGACACAACATTTGAGGAAGTACCGCAGACCGCAGAGACGGACATTGCCAGCGCAGAGACACCGGATTGCTTTAAGTAGGAGGACACCATGAGAATTATATCGCAGGATGGAAAACTTGATATGCCGTATGAAATATGTGCTGTATGGTGTCGTGGTTCGGTTATTATGTGCGATATGTGTGGAGATAACACTACTAAGACAGTCCTTGCAACATATTCTACTGACAAAAAAGCGGAGAAATCTATGGAAATACTTAGAGAACAGTACAAAAAATACGTTGGAGATTCTGTTAATATATATGGCTGTTTTCAGTTTCCGAACGATGACGAAATTGAGGTAGAAACATGAAACTAAAATGTTTAGGCTCCGGTTCTTCCGGTAACTGCTATCTTCTGACTGCAGATAATGGCGAAACGCTTTTACTGGATGCAGGACTTCCTATCATGGATATAAAACGTGGTCTTAACTGGGATATTAAGTGTGTTGTGGGTGCGATATGCACCCATACGCACAAAGACCACTCATTATCCGTAACAGACCTTGAACACATGGGAATACCAGTATTTAAGCCATATGAGAGTTTAGAACCTATGGAAATAGGGTTTACTGGTGGAAAAATAATGGCATTTGATCTTACGACACTGGATGGTAAGTGGACACATACCAACGCTGACGGTTCAGAATGCCCTTGTTATGGATTCCTGATTACTCACCCGGAAATGGGAAAATTGCTTTATGTAACTGACACGGAATTTGTTAAGTGGCGGTTCCATGAAGTAAACCACATCCTTATTTCATGTAACTATCAGAAGAAGTACATTACAGAGGATTCCAACGATGCTAAGAAATCCCATGTGTACCGTGGTCATATGGAACTGGAAACAGTAAAAGAATTTGTCATTGCGAACAAATCAGATGCCCTGCAGAACGTCATATTGTGCCATTTAAGCCGTGATAATTCTGATGCCAAAGAATGTGTCGCAGAGGTAAAAAAGATTGTTCCATTGGCGAATGTGGACTATGCGGCAGCAGGCAAGGAATGGATTTTACGGAATGGAAAGGAGTGCCCGTTTTGATTGAGTGGAGTTTAATATCTAAACTTATGAATTGCTTTCCGAATAGTGTTGTAACAATCAAAGTAGAATTTATAGCACATATCGAAAGCAACACATATTTTATATTGAAAGATTGTAATACAGAAATGGATGTGAAGTGTAAAGTTTTGGAATGGCTTTCAAGGGCAGCATACAAAACAGAACCATACAGCACTAAAAAGAGCAATGACAAATTCCATAAATTCATTTTGCAAGGAATAAATGATTTTTTGGGTACTACTTTTTCAGAGAAAGATATGGAAAAAATATACACATATTTGGGAAACAGATGTAACCATGAAAAAACAATAAGTTTTGTTGCCAGCGGATATGATATGAGCGTTTTAGAAGAATAGGCGGTGATGTGGTTGGCTGATTGGAAGAATATAGCAAAAGCAAAATCCATAGAGAGAAAGAATCGTGAAAGAATACTGGCGGTTAATCCACACGTAGACGATGGAAGTGGAATTTACTTTCTGACAAGAACAGACGAGGATGGTTTCCGATTTGCGTATGTGGGACAGGCGGTACACCTACTCCAAAGACTGGCAGGGCATCTTAACGGATACCAGCACATTGATTTATCCATGAAGAGCCACGGATTATATTCTGCGGATAATATATACGGTTGGAAAATCGGATTCCTAAATTATCCGGTAGAAGAACTGGACAAGTGGGAGCAGTACTGGATTAAACGTTATGCAGACGAGGGTTACCAACTTCGCAACAAGACAGCAGGCGGTCAAGGTGATGGAAAGAAGCAGATCGCAGAGTACCGACCGGGAAAAGGTTACCGTGATGGACTGGCACAAGGCAAAATCAACCTTGCAAGGGAACTGGCGAACATTGCCGACAAGCATCTGGTCATCAGTTTGAAGCCTGAGAAGCAGAACAATTCCGTGTCGCAAAGACAATTTGTTCGGTTTATGGAACTTTTGCATGGAGAAAAGGATGGTGAAAGTAATGAATAAAACAGACTATGAAGTACTTTTACAATACGTTGAAGAAACTGACAAGGAGTTTTATGAATCTCTTTCTACTCAAAAACAAATTATGTATCTTTGCTATCAATATGGAACTGAATCTTTTAAAAAATACTTATTTAAGTATAGATTTCAGCAAGTCTGTAATAAATTAAAGGAGTTTTTCAGAAAATGGTGAAATACGAAGGTGAATGCTGCGGATGCGCAACGGAAGCTTATCCATGTCTCGGCAATAGGTGCCCGAACATAAATGTGAAACATTTGTATTGCGATGATTGTAAGGAAGAGGTAGAGGAACTTTACAAGTTTGACGGTGTACAGTTTTGTAAGGAATGCCTGTTAAAGCAATTTGAGAAGATTACATGAGCGAAAAAAATTACGATTGTAGCTGTTGGAATGAGTACCCAAACACAATGCACTCAATCAACGGACGTACTCACAAACCGTATCAAAGTGGTAGATGGAAATGTGTTGATTGCTACGAATATGTAGGAAAATCAGAATACGGTGCTACTCATTGCAAAAGGAAAGAGCCAGAACTTGAAAAGAGGTGATACATAAAATGCCAAAACGATATGACAATCCGCAGGATATTTTGAAAATCATGCGGCAGACAGAACTTTTGAAGCAGTCTGCGGAGAGAAGTCCATTCACTGGGATACTGACACTGTTCTGTTATACCTTGTGGAAAGACTACAAGTACTCACAGACGAAACTTTCCGACTTCTGTGGTAAATTTACCGAGTACAACGAAAAGTACGAGAATGAGCCTTATACGGAGTTACAGAATAGGCTTAACGATTTTGCTGACTGGACGATTGAGTATAAGGAATTTACCGAAGCTGATTATCCACATTACAAGTCGGTCGTAGCGCAAAACTGCATTCGGGAACAGGTCAGATGTAACAACCTTATCAATGACTTGTCCACCAGGTACATTCTCTATGGAATGGTGATTCTTATGGAAGATGGTTTCGGGAAAAAGAAACTTACGAATTTCAAGGATAAGTTTTCTGACCACATGGACAAAGCCGGAGACAAGTGCAACGGAAAGGATTTCATGGACTTGTGGAAAGAACTGGTGGAAAACACCGGAATCTATATTGAGAAGCCTATTTTTGAGTAAGGAGTTATAAATGGCAGAAAAACGAATGTTCAGCGCAAAAATAATTGAGAGTGATGCTTTTTTGGATATTCCTGCTACGGCTCAAATGCTTTATTTCCATATCTGTATGAACGCTGACGATGACGGATTCGTGAATAATCCACGGAAAATCATAAGGATGTGCGGTGCTTCTGATGATGATTTGAAAGCATTGATAGACAATAGATTCCTTTTATCTTTCGATAGTGGTGTTATGCTTGTAAAGCATTGGCGCATCCACAATTATATTCCGCCGGATCGTTACAAGCCGTCATGCTACGTGGACGAAAAAAGCAAAATAGGTTTGAAACTAAACGGAGCATATACTACGGATCCTAAAAAGATGGTTTCCCCAGTAGAGGGAAATCCGAAGAAAAGTTGCTACGACAAAGAAATCAAACTTGATAAGAGGTGATATAGATGCAGATGACAGGTTATGAATTGTTGGCGAATTATGAAAAAGCAGAGGACAAGGATAAACAGATTCAGATTCTTGCGGATTTGAACCACATTCCGGTTGACATGGTGTGTTTTGTGATTGACAACAGAGAAAAATTTGAAAATTTGGAGACACCATTGTCCACAGAAGAATTTGCAAAGTGGTGTGAGACGGAACTTGACCGTGTGGATGCTCATATCCATGCACAGGAAATATATTACAGAGAAATTTGCAATGTATACAGAATCGCAAGTACATACGGAAAAAGAGTGCAAAATCGTGAGCAGAGGATTTCATAGCGAGAATGAATTATACAGTATGCAAAACAGTTCTATCGTGGGGTATTTTGACCACTGGAATCATATTCCATATGACTGCAGTTATCCTCAATTTGCAGTTAGACCGAGGATTGCGGTGGAAAGGAGTGAATCATGGAAAGATTGACATACGTCACAGAAAAAGGTGAAGTTTTATTCCATCCGGAAGATTTGCCGGATGATGAAGGTGTGACCATTACGCAACTTGCTAAAGATGGCAGATTCAAAGCGTTGGAGATAATAGCTGAAAGACTTGCAAATTATGAGCAAGTAGAGAAACATGGAAGCTATGGCAAGTGGATTCCGGTGAGCGAGAGGCTGCCGAATGAATATGAATTTATAAAATCATATCGAAGAAACAAGTGTGCTGCGGAATTTATAGTGATGATCAAAGGGGCAAACAGACCGACCACATTATATTTTACACATAACGGGTGGTGGACGGACAATATGAAAGACAGATACGATGTTACCGCTTGGATGCCACTGCCGGAGCCGTACCTGGAAAGTGAGAAGAGAATGGCAAATAGGAACACACTGCATAGCAACAAATTGGATGCTTTTCGCAAATGGCTTATCAAAACCGGATGGACGATTGAAGAACCGAAAGGTATATGGGAAGTATTAAGAGCGAAAAAGGCAGGAAGAAAGAATCCCTTGATTGTCTATCAAAAAATGAACAAAGAGCATTTAAGCGTGCTGGACAGAGATATTGATGTCATCAAGAGATTTTTGCAAGAAAAGTAGGTGGAAGATGGTGAAATGTAATAACTGCAAGAATTTAGAAACAAAGGATAACGGGTTTGATGCGTACTCATGGTGCGAGAAAATCAACGACTGTCCGCATGAGGACATAGAAAGAGATTGCGAGCACTACTCCCCTATGACCAACGCAGACCGGATCAGGAGCATGACTGACGATGAGCTGGCAGATTTTTTAGTGACAGTAGAAACATACGGTTATCACGACCAGAGCATATCGGGAACCTACGAGATGAATGAATGGCTCAGGGCAGAAAGCGAGGAATGAGGATGCAAGATAGATATTTATTCCGTGGAAAGCGGATTGACAACGGGGAATATGTAATTGGAAATCGTATTGATGATGGTGTAACAGGGCAAGTATTTATTCATGCAGTTGGTAATTCGGTAAATGAGAGTGATAAGGTCGGAGAAGAAGGGGGTTTGCAGTTTGTGGCATTTGAGGTAGCACTATACACAATCTGCCAGTGTACTGGACTGAAAGACAAGAACGGTACTCTGATTTGGGAGAATGATATTGTTAAGCATTACAATGATGATGCACATCCAGAAAACTATTGCACCGGAACTGTACTTTGGGATGAGAATTATGCTGGATTTTATCGGACAAGTAATGAGTATGGATTATCAAAGCCACGTATAAGCAGTGATTGTATTTATGAGGTTGTCGGAAACGTATTTGACGATCCGGAACTGTTGGAGGAGAAATATGGAGACATGCAAACGCAAGAATCGTAATTGTCGGTATGTGTATAATCAAAATTCTTACCAGTGCAAGAAATGTATTGAGGAAAATTTAAATCAATATCCGATTACCTGCGAAGATTGTCATTACGGTGGTTGGGGAATATGCAATAAAAGGGGTAAGAATCAGCGGAGAATGAGACCTTGTGAGGATTTTAAATGGAGTTAAGGAGAGTAGCCATGACGTAGAATGAAGCAATAGATAAGCTGAAAAATATGAGATTATTTATGCAGATTGAGGATAATAAGAACGAGTGCAAATTTGCAGAAAATGATTATGTGGCAAATAAAATGGCAATTCAAGCACTGGAAGAGGTGCAGCAGTACCGGCAGATCGGCACGGTGGAGGAATGCCGGAAATCAGTAGAAATCTGCAAATCTATGATTGGGAGAAACATCACACCGGAGAACATGGAAGAATACATGAAATTCGAGGATTAATGTATAAGTGAAGGATTTACATTTAATAGCCTGTTGGAAGCAAGAGAGAAGTAGACAGTCAGAGGAATGAAACGGAGGTAGGTTGATATGCCAAGTTTTGAATTAAAACCGGAGCACATAAAGATTATGACAGACCTTAATTTTAGAATCTCTATTTTAATAGATTCTGAGGATAGGTATAGACCGGCAATAGATGTTAAAAGACCATTTGGGAACAGCGGCCCCACAACAAATGTGTGTGAAATCATGGGATGGCACTGCGATGAAGAAAGTGGAGAATACGCTGCTGAGGATATTGAAAAAGCCGAAATGCTCATTATCGAACTTCCAGTTGCTTTGCAGATCGTGATGCAAAACCACACATTTGAACCCGGAGAGTATGAAGTAGGGGAATATTCCTCGGCATACTTCAATTATGTTCACATTCGCAATTATCACGCATTAAAATCTCCTATCGCAGAAATAGAGGAAAAATATAAAGACTGCGATCAAATGGAAAGGTTACATGAAGTTTGTATGAATGTATCTGGCGATAACCCGTGGAAAGTGATTGACGATCTGAAATGGTTTGCCCAGACCGACTTTCTGGCAGATGCAATAGCGGTATTTGAAAAGCATAGAGACGAACAAATCCTTGATGAATGGCTGAAAACACATGACAGATATGATTATTGCAAGAATTGTGGTCAGAAATTAGATTGGAGGGATGACGATGGGAAGACTGATTGATGCGGATCATTTGTTATTTCTTCTCAATTCTGCGATAGAGTTGCGGAAGAAATTACGCAGAAATACATCAGATTTAGATATGATGGTTGATGCTGTTAATGATGAGCCTACCGCCTACGACCCGGACACGGTTGTGGAACAGTTGGAAGAACTAAAAAGAAGATATGATATAGAGGATTTTGGGATTAAAGGAATTATTTGTAAAGCAATCGAGATTGTGAAAGGTGGTGGAGTAGATGGCAATTAAACCGATTTTATTCAATACAGAAATGGTGATGGCGATTCTGGACGGACGGAAGACCTGCACCCGGCGTATATGCAAAGATGCAAATGAGTATACCGTACCGGATATGGATTTTTACAATGCTGACAGGCGGACTTATGCAGTACATAACTTTGCTGATAAGAAACATACGGAGAAGTTAAGCATAGCAGAAAGAACTTGTCCTATCTGTTTGGGCGATATCTTGTATGTCCGAGAAACATGGTGCAAAGGATTAGAACGGTATATCTACTGTGCAGACTACTCCGATACGGAGAAGTTTTACCGTGATGGAAAAGAAATCGAGATGAAATGGCGTCCATCCATCCACATGCCGAAAGAAGCCGCACGTATCTGGCTTAAGGTTACGGATGTGAGAGTGGAGCGGTTGCAGGATATTACAGAGGAACAAGCATGCATGGAGGGAACAGACCCGTGGGATGAAGTATGTTACGAAAACAACGGATGGCATCCAACGTTTTCAGACCCAGACAGTGGTGGAGACCCTAATATGGTCGATGGATTTCATAAACTTTGGAACTCCACCATCAAGAAATCCGATCTTGACCGTTACGGTTGGGATGCTAATCCGTGGGTGTGGGTAATTGAATTTGAACGGTGTGAGAAGCCAAAAGGAGTGTGATGCAGATGGAACCCATTGATTACACCGCCCTGTACGAGCAGAACGAGGACTTTAAACGGTATGTTGACAGATATTGCATCAAGCACAGAATCAGCGTTGCAGAAGCCTTACAGCATTACCTGGTGCAGATGGCGGGGAGACAGTACAAGGAGCAGATGGATAACAAGGTAGAATAGATTAGGAAGGAGTAAGAGGTTTGCTGGCCAGCGTGAAAGACGTCTTTACTCCGAGAAGAAAATGGAATCAGTAAAAGAAAGAATGGATAGGATTGGCGCTTATGCGAAAATCGCTTCATTCATGCAAAAAGAAAAACAAGATTTTGCTTTTAAGCGTAAGTATGCGCAGATTAGGGCAGAAGAGTTTAAATCAGAATGTGATAAGCGGGGGCTGAACTGCCATGTATCGGTAGGTGGACTGGATAGCATCATCCTTTACATATTCCTAAAAAAGGTGTGTAACATTGATGTTCCGGGAGTATCGGCATCCTATCTGGAAGATAAAAGCATTCAGAGGGTACATCGGGCAATCGGGATCATAAATGTGCCACCGCTGAAACGAGAGGACGGGACCTTCTGGAGTAAGCCAAAGGTGATCCAGGAGTTCGGTTTTCCAGTCATATCCAAGGAGATTGCCGGGAAAATTGAGTTGCTGCAGAATCCATCTGAGAAGAATAAGACGGTACGCCACGCAATTATTACCGGAGAGACTGGGGAATATGGTGGTTGGCAGAAAGATTCCAAAATGAAGCTTAATCATCGATGGCTGAAGCTGTTCGGTGGGTATGAGAACGAAAACGAGGGATGTGATTATCAGAAGCCTGATTTCTTGGTATCGTCCAAGTGCTGTTATTACCTCAAAGAAAAGAACTGTGATGACTGGGGAAAAGAGCATAACAGTGTACCGTATTTAGGGCTGATGGCATCCGAGGGCGGCAGACGTGCCAAGAGCCTGCGGATGAACGGCTGCAACTACTTCGGAGCATCCACAATCAGATCAGCACCGTTTGCTATATTCCACCGACAGGATATTCTGTCTCTGGCTCTGGAGATGGACGAGCAATGGAGAAATGGATGGAAAGATGAATTCCATGAGCAGTTATTACATGAAGGCAGGCTTACAGAGAATTTTGTGATGCCCGATTCACTGATCCCGGAGATATACGGGACTATTGAGAAGAAACCGGACGGAACTCTGTATACTACTAAAGCGCAGCGTACCGGATGCAGCATGTGTGGTTTCGGAATACACATGGAGAAACGGCCACATAGATTTGATTTGCTCTATGAGAGCAATCCCAAAGAGTGGGATTATCTGATGTTCCATATGTGCAAAGACAAAGATGGAAACGATTATGGCTGGGCGAAGGTACTGGAATATATCGGAGTCGGATGGGATCCATCCACTATCGGTGGTAATTGCAAAGGGCAGATGAGCATAGATGATTTTATAAAATAATGAGAGGAAACAGATATGGTTAGATTAGAAGGAACCAAAAGTGCGAGAGTAGTACAGGTGATTGAAACAAAATCTGAAAGAGGTCTTGGAACGGAAAAAGACCCAGTAAGAGAAGTTATTCAATACTGGGACTTTGAAGGCAATTTTTTAGCTGAAATGGACACGGAGCATTGTTTACCCGTAATAGAGTATGAGGCGAAATCCATTAAGGAATCTATTTTACCGGTTCAATAGATTCTGCATCTTCAGTGATTAGTATCATGCTGATAAAATAGACGGTTGCTTTGATGAATTTTTTCATATCTTGGACATCGCGACTCTCTTGTTTGCGGATGTAATGAGCCTCATCATTGCCAATCCAGGCAGAACGAGTAGCTAAGGTTGCTATATTTGTCGAGTTAATATACTTTGTAATACATTGGCTCAATGTCATGGATTTTATTTTATCAGATTCACCTGGATGAGTATGGATAGCAAAGTCTTTTACTAGAAATTCAAGTGATTTTCGGTAACCTAATCCAGCAATTTCATCCAGATTGTATGTTTCAGCAGCAAGAGCTTGATTATATATTTTTGCAAATTGTGGAGACATGGCTTTTACGTTGTCATCAAATGATTCTTCGCGATAAGAAATAGGTCCAATGTTAGTAGGATCAGAAGAAACATATTCGTTTTTGTCTAAATGTACTTTGTAGTCAGCAACAAAACTTCGCTGACATGAAGTACACAAGAAATGCCCATGCATGAGGTAGGGAGAAGTTCTTTCCAAATGAAACATATTTAGACAAACGGGTTTGATTGCTTTTTTACATAATGGGCATTCATTAACCTCTTCTGTCAAAAAAGAAATATTGGATGAAGAATTTGGATATTGTTTGGAAGTATATGTAGTTTTCATGTAAATTCCTCCTTTATAAGGAATTCTACCACAGTAGCAAATAAAATCAATAAGCAAGAAAGGAGCCGAACCTCCGGCCGGGGTGACGATATATCGGGTTCCTTTGAAAAATGACAAACAAAGAATTAAAAGAATATTTGAATACATTCCCGGATGATGCACCGGTAAGTTTTATCCTTGCTAATCCGAGAAAAAGAAAATTATATGAGAACGTCAACACTTTCGGAGTAACAGATCAGGGACAACCGGTGTTCTGCATTGAAGTCGGGGAAGAGAAAGACATGGATGCAGAAATGGTGGCAGCCTGCGAAGCGGATGAAAAAGCTGCGGATAATCTGGAAGGACAGATGGACATATCAGACTTCCCGGAGGTGATGCCATGATTAACGGAGAACTAATCGTTGACAACTTTGCCGGCGGCGGGGGCGCGTCCACCGGAATAGAGATGGCAACCGGATACAGTGTGGATATTGCCATTAACCATGATCCGGAAGCTATCCGGATGCACAAGGCTAATCACCCTAATACAAAGCATTACTGTGAGGATGTGTGGCAGGTAGATCCGGTGAAAGCATGCAATGGGCATCCGGTGGCCCTTGCTTGGTTTAGTCCGGACTGTAAGCACTTTTCCAAAGCTAAGGGCGGTAAGCCGAAAGACAAGTTTATCCGTGGCCTTGCGTGGGTAGCCTGCCGGTGGGCGGGACTGGTACGGCCCCGCGTGATCATGTTGGAAAACGTGGAAGAATTTAAGACCTGGGGGCCGCTGAACCGCGGACATCATCCGATTAAAAGCAAGCAGGGCAAGACTTTTGAGCGGTTTGTCCAGCAGCTTACAGGTCTGGGATACAAAGTGGAATTTTGTGAACTGATTGCCGCCGACTACGGCGCACCCACCATGCGCAAGAGATTTTTCATGATCGCGCGGTGTGATGGGAAACCGATTATCTGGCCAGAGCCGACACATGCACCGGCGGATAGCGAGGCTGTTAAGGATGGTCTCTTAAAACCGTATGTGGGTGCATACACGCAGTTGGATTTCTCATTGCCGTGCCCCAGCATCTTTGACACCTCGGAAGAGATCAAGGAGAAATACGGGATCAGGGCGGTACGTCCACTGGCACCTAAGACGATGGAGCGGATCGCAAGGGGATTGAAAAAGTTTGTGCTTGAGAATCCAGAGCCTTTTATTATCCAATGCAACCACGGCGGCGAGCGCAGACCAAACGATATCCGGGAGCCGATGCCCACAATCACCGGGAAGCACGGGTACGGTGTGGTAGAACCCTACATGATCCCTATTGGATATGGGGAAAGAGACGGACAAGCACCCAGAGTACATGATGTAGAGAAACCATTGCCAACGATAGTCGGAAGCGGAAAGCATTATCTGTGTGAGCCGTACATGGTGCAGATCGGGCAGACTGGCTTTACCGCAGACAGGAGCAAGGATATACGTGAACCACTTACAACCATAGTGAGCAAGAATGAGCATTGCCTGATTGAACCAACGCTTGCACCGTATATGGGAACAAATACAACGAATCATCCCGGTGGGAATTGCAAAGATCCGATACATACGATCACTACAGGTAATCAACAATGTCTTATCAGCCCCACGCTGATTCAGTACCATTCAGAGACGGCGCAGAGGGAAGTTCGGGGACAAAGCATTAAAGATCCGATCATGACTGTAGATGGCTCGAACCGGTACGGACTGGTTACATCGTTTCTGAGTAAGTTTTACAAATCTGGTATAGGGCAAGACATGCGGGAGCCACTTGGAACGGTAACAGCAAATGCAGGAGGCGGTCACTTCGGGGAGGTAAGGGCATTTTTGATTAAATATTACGGGCAAGGTACTGGGCAGGATATCAAAGAACCGTTAGACACGGTTACAGCACAAGATAGATTCGGATTGGTGACAATTGAGGGTGTGGATTATCAGATTGTGGATATCGGGCTTCGGATGCTGGAGCCGCGGGAACTGTACGGATGCCAGGGATTCCCGGATGATTACATAATTGATCATGATTACACTGGAAAGACCTACCCGCGCAGCGAACAGGTCCGTAGATGCGGCAACGCAGTATGCCCACCGATTCCAGCGGCACTGGTTAGAGCCAATCTGCCGGAGTTGTGCGTGGCAGAGCGTACACCGAACATGCAGATCAAGGCAGAGCAGACCGGGCAACTCCGGTTTGCGTAGGAGGCAGACTATGATAACAGAGCATAATAAAAAGATCAGAGATAAGATCCTGAAGGCAATTATCTCTTACACCACGGAGCATGGATACCCTCCTACGCTCCGTGAGATTGGGAACGAGGTAGGGCTGCATAGCAGTAGTGCAGTCCACCAACATATAACCTGGATGCTTGCGGATGGGATACTGGAGACAGATGCAGAAGGATCACCGCGGGCAATACGGGTACCTGGATATGGGTTTCAGCAAGTTACCAGCAAGTTAAAATCTCCCGGAAATACGGGGCAGAAATCGAACTGGTAAAGAAAATTTACTAGTTGGTCAAATGAACTACCGAGGAAAATTCGGTAGTTGGAAAAGTTAAAAACAGGAGGAAAATTACATGAAATATTGCATTGAAACAACGGATAATGGTTGCATTGAAACCTTGGAAATTTCTGATAAAAAATTTAAGAGAGAATCCATAAGAACAGAATATGGTTGCACATCTTCGGATCCGGATTTTTCGGAGCAGTTGGAAGATGCAGGGTATTGTGATGAAATTGTGGAGAAAGTATATGACTTATATGATGGATGCGAAACTCTTGATTTCATCCAGATGGCAGAACTGATAAATGAGTAAATTAGGATTTAGTGGAGGAATGTAATATGTTTGGAACAATGTTTTGCCAATATGAAACACCATGTGGATGGTGTGTAAGGCTAAATAAAGAATGTACGGAAAAAATAAAATGTAAACCTAAAAAAAGGATGGCTATAGCTGAAGAAAATGAGATTCTTTCAGAAGAGGCTAAAAAAGCAGGATGGAAGTCTGGTGTTATGAACATCTAAACTGAAATTTAGTGAAGAAAGGAAGAAGAATATGGCTAAAGCAGTATTAGTGATGGATATGCCGGAATCATGTAGCAAATGTAAATTTCTGTATGAATTTCAAGGAATCAAAAAATGTCAGCTTATGAATGTCCTCAATAATGGAGCATCAATGCTGTCACAGAATACATTTATAAAGAAACGGCATGATAAATGTCCGCTCCGGGAACTGCCGGAACGTGAAAAAGAGATGACCGATGCCGATGACCTCGGAAAGGATTATGTCAGAGGAACGATGGACGGTTGGAATGCTTGCCTGGATGAAATAGAATCTATAATTTAGTGAAGGAGAATGGCTTATGAAGTTGTCAAAACTGACTAAGCCTGAACTTGAAGAAATCTTCCGGAACGCCAATTTCACGGAAGAGGAAGAGAAAGTGTTTTGGGATTTGTCTAAAGGAATTTCTCAAAAAGAAATATCCTTTAGACATTCCGTATCAATAACTACAGTAGAAAGAAGAGTAAGGTCTATAAAAAATAAGCTTAAGCGGTTAGAAGGTGATAGATTTGGAACTTTCTAATATGGAAATATTGCAATATGCCGTTAGCAATGGTATGATTGACACGGAATCTTTGCAAAAAAGCATTGAAATGAAAAAGAAAGAGGAGTATCTGAAGAAACACCAATACGCAATCAACAAAGGCAAAGACGGATACTGGAGAACTTATTTGCCAGATGAAGAAAAAGGAAGGAGACTTGTAAAAAAGAAAAGCGAGGAAGATCTCAAAGAAGAAGTTATTGAGTTTTACTACCAAAAAGAGCAAAATCCAACAGTTACAGAAGTTTTTTACGAATGTGAAGACCGAAGATTGTCTCTTAAAAAGATATGCAAAGCAACATACGACAGAGATGAGAGATATTTTCTAAGGCACTATGGAGATTTGGGTAAGCGAAGAATAAAATCAATATCAGAAGATGAATGGGGGGATTTTTTAGAGGAAGAAATTGCCGATAAAGAGTTGACACCTAAATCTTTTTCCGGTCTAAAAGGAATTACAAGAACTTTCCTTAAACGAGCGAAAAAACGTAAACTTATTGGTTTTAATATCGTAGAACTGTTTGATAATCTTGACGTATCTGATAGTGATTTTAAAAAAGTAATAAAAGAAGACTATGAAGAAGTATTCGACGAATATGAAACTGATGTAATGATTAAGTATCTTGTCAGCCACCTTGATACTTCTAATGTTGCGATATTGCTTATGTTTTTAACTGGCGTACGTATCGGAGAAGTTGTAACATTAAGGCATTCCGATTTTTCTGATAATACTTTTAACGTTCGCAGAACGGAGACGAAGTATAAAGATGAAAACGGAAACAATGTTGTTGAAGTAAAAGAGTATCCTAAAACCAAGGCAGGAATCAGAACGGCAATTATACCAAGTGATTATGTATGGATTTGCGATAAAATAAAACACATGAATCCGTTTGGAGATTACATTTTTACCAAAAATGATATTAGGATCACCGCACAGGCGGTTAGACAAAGGCAGAAAAGGCTTTGCAGGAAATTGAAAATTTATCCAAAGCCACCGCACAAAGTAAGAAAGACATATGGAACTATTCTTATGGATAACAATGTGGATAAGAGACTTGTTATGGATCAGATGGGGCATACAGATATTATGACATCAGAAATACACTATCATAGGAACAGGAAAACCATTGAAAAGAAATCGTCTATTTTGAGTAGTATACCAGATTTACAGGCAAGGTGATTTGACTACTATTTTTGCGAAAGTAGTCAAAAGTAATCAACAAAAAACACCTAGAAAGCCAGTAAATATGCGGAAAGTAAGAGGAATAGAGTGGGGTTCGAGCCCCCTTGCTTCCACTCGAAATAACTATTCAGAGCTCATGACAAGGTCTGAATAGTTATTTTTTTAATCAGAGAGCATCGGATAAGTAATGTACGAAAGCACAGAAATATAAAGGAATACAAAAGCT